AACTTCCATTGCGGCTTGCGCATCTATGTCTACTCGCTTCACTCCCCCTACTTTTTCAAGTTTGCTTTCTAGTTTTTCACAATCACTTAATTCAATGTCACTTTCTTCACTTTCACAATCACTTAATTCAATGTCACTTTCTTCACTTTCACATGTATTATAATAATCATTTGATGTTAATAATGTTGTTTCGCATGTAAAGTCATTTTTAAGATAACCTTCTTTTACGTGAGAGTTTTTTGAGTTTAATTTATCATTGCATTTTCTACATTTTATATTAAATCCAACATGGATTTTTTTATTTTTAGAAACAGAATTATTTTCAAATTGTTTTTTTTTATATGGTTGCCCACAAGAAGTACATACTAAATAATCAGTATATGAATAACCATTAATTTGTTTGTTTTTATTTAAAGGTAATGATTTATTTTGTCTATCTCTAATATTACTTCTAAAATTATAATTATTTATGCTTAATCGTTTATCACGATAATTCATATTATGTGATTTATTATTAATAATAGGATTAAATGAATGTCCATTATCATCAACAAATGATGCTGTGTAACATACTTTATTAGTACTTGTTGGCAATTTTAATGTAGATTTTAATGAAGATGAATGCTGCATTAAGATATTATTTATTTGTTTTATTATAGTTATTATTTGATTTATTATAATAATAACAATTCAATTTTTTATTTAATTAAAATATTTATAAATAAATATGATTCATTTTTTTTTATTTAATTACTTTTTACAAAAATATTTTTTTATAAATATTTTATGTTGCGTACATTAATCCAGCTTCACCACTTACAATATTAATAATATTATATCGTTCTTCAAATACTGTTAAGTTAAAATTATAATCAAATATTTGCCAAGTTGGTTTATTAATTCCAATAATTTCATTTGTTTCTGGATTGCAAATAGTTAATGTTTGAGCCATTGGATTTACTGGAGGAACAATTGCTACAAATTCTAGTTCAACAGAATTAAATGCAGTCATATTAATTGCACCAGATGGTTGTAAATTAAAAGCTGAAGTATTTAATCCAAAATTATAACAATATAACCCTGGTGGAGCAAATCCTTCAGTTCTAACATATTTTTCAATATAATTATATAATCCAGATGGTAATATATTCTCTCTATATTGACCATCAAGTAAAATACCCATTGTTAATAATATTTCTTTTTCATTTCTGATATTATAATCATCTGTAATCATTAATTGTGTTTTTGAATCGTCACTATTAATGCCTGCGCCAATTGTTATATTAGTTGATGGAATTGTATAATTACCATCTATTGGTGCTGGCGATAATCCATTCATAAACCCCATTCGATGAGGATTTGTATATAACCAATTTGTGTAATTAGACCATTCATTTCTTAAATTGACATCATTTCGTTGTAAATAAAACATCCAATTACTTACTAATCCAAGAGAATCTAAATGAACCTTATTTGTACCAGTTATATTATAAAAATTATGTTCATGAATTTGTTTTATTAAATATTTTTGTTCTTTTTCAGCAAATATTTGCCGCTCATCATCTGATAAAAATGCATATGTACAATTTAAATGTATATCAGTATTCCATAAACTTCGTTTATCAATATATGATGTTGTGTCTAATGCTAAATCTGGTGGAGTTTGTAAAAACCTATGAAATTGCATATAACTTTGATTATTATTTGGCGCAACAAATGGATATCCATTTGTATAATCTGTTACATTTCGTATTCTAAATAATTCATAAATTGGTCGCATAGTTATAGTTATTGTAAGTTGTGTATATTGAGTTGATATTAATGGAAATGCCATTTGTGATTTTAAATTAAACCATGCATTTAATGGAATATATAATATTTTTTCACGAATTGATGGTTCTGCACCAGCAGGGTTTTCAGTATAATATGCATTTGGATATGCATTATTTCTTGAAGCATGACTTTTTGGATCATTCATTTCAGGCACGTTTCCAGTCATTTCATCAAATAATTGTTTTTTAGTTGTAGTAAAATCGCGCTGAACTGCTGATAATAAATATTGTCCTGAAAATTCTTGCAATTTTTGATTTCCGCAAGAAATTGAAATAGTTTTTATCATTTGCGATCCTAAATTTTCTATCCATTCAAATTCATATGGAATCCAATTGCTATATATAACATTATTATTTTCATCAATAATTTCTTGAGGAGGATAAATAGGAGACCATATATTTGGCATTTTAATACTTAAATAACAATCCATTAAAAGATCTGCATATCTTGGTATTGTAAATGTAAATGTGGATTCTTCACTTAATCGTAATGTTTTACTTCCATCATAATCAACTCTAAAATTTTGCTTTCCAAAATTTGTATATTTAGAATATGAAGATTTCCAAAATGTTTTATTTGGATTTCCATTTAAAATAACATTTTGTGATCCAGATGAAATTATATTTAGTATACCACCACCCATTATAATATATAATATAAAATGTATTGATTAATTTTTATATTATAAATATATATATATATAATTAATTATTATGGTTGTATTAAATGTTGGCGATATTCTTTATAGAGGTAACGGATGGTCTTCAGAAGATGGAGAATTAATGGAACATCCAATGTTTTTTGGGTTTGAATCAGAATATGTTAAACAATATGGACGAATTCATGAATATACTATAATTAATAAATTAGTATTATTTGATGCAGACAATATTAGCAAAAGTGATTATGATAATGCCCCTGCAAATATTCAAAAAATAATGAATGAAAATTTTGGTCATGGAAAAACTATTAAAATACGTGATTCAGAATCAATTAAAGATAAACAATTTTTAAAATATTTATGTGATAAAAACATAAATGGATATTCAATTACGACAAATATGCAAACCTTAACTGGTGCAACATTTCATAATGAAGTCGCAATATGTAACCCAACTAAATTTTTAAAATATGTAACAACTCAACCATTGAGTTCAACTAAAGAAAAAATTGAAAAAGAAAAACATTCTGGAGTAAAAAATAATAAATTATTAAAATTACAAAGAAGTCAAAAAAAAAGAAAAAGTATAATGGATGAAGATAATGAAGATACAAATAATCACACAAATAATACATTATTTGGTTCTCCAAAAAATAAAAAATTATTGAACTCAACTCAATTGTTTTCAAACACGTCATATAATTCACCATCTACTTCTACTACAAAACCTACCCAATTGTTTTCAAACGCGTCATATAATTCACCATCTGGCGGAAAAAAACACAATGCAAATAAAACAATTAAAAAATACAAAACAAACAAAAAAAATAATAAAAAACATAAAACAACCAAAAAAAATAATAAAAAATACAAAACAAACAAAAAAAATAAATCAATTAAAAAACACAAAACAATTAAAAAATAAAATAACAAATACTCCTTATTATGTTAATATTACAAAAACCATTTTTGATATTATTAATCGTGAAGATGTTGTTATTGCAGATTTTATTGGAGAAACATTCGACAATATAATTATCAAGCATAATATTATTAATGATTCTTCAAATTACAATCAATGTATCATGATAAATAAAAATGATTTAAAAAACCAATTAAATTTTGGAACAATTTATAAATGTAAAGATTCAGTTCCATTAAATTCAATTGACATACGACCAACTGATATTGACAATACACCATATTTTAATCTTAAATTAGTTGGATTACCATTTGATGCAATTATTCCAGTTAAATTTATACAAGATACATTAATTCCCTCATCGTATTCTCAATTGTATGTTATTGAATCAAGTAAATCAATATTTGAGAGAGTTGCGTCACATGATATGGTTTATGGAAGTCAAAATGCAGTAAGTTCAAATCATTGTCAAGCAAATACAAATATATCAATATATGATATATATCCAGCAATTCCATCAATTAATATAATATATTGATTGATCAATTAATTTCCAAAAGTATTTTCAGATGTATATGTAACATATAAAAATCCATCTTCGTCTTGATATTGGTCATACGCAGATAATACAGTTAATGTTGATGATGGTATGCAATTTCCAATGCATATAAATAATGCTTTTTCGCTTGATAATTTCATTCGTTTTCTAATAACATATAAAAATTGAGCAATTGTAAGATCGTTTGGAACTAAATATTTAGTTTTATCAATTAATGGAGTATTATCATTAAGTTTTTGTTCGCAAATAATTGGAATACGGTCTGAATATTTATTTAATATTTTAGTACTTTCATTTTGTCTCTCAGAAAATGAATATTTTTTTTTAAATGAAGTTTTATTGCAAAACATTTGAACAGATAATAAATTATATTAATATCATTTTAAATGTTTATTATAATTAAAAAATTAAAATTATAATAATTAAAAAAATGAAATTATAATAATTAAAAAAATGAAATATATTAATAATAACTTTTCAGTAAATAACTATAATACTATTAAAATGCCCTCATCTCATAAATCATTCAACAATAAAATATGTGTAAAATGTAATAATGAACCACTATTATTCGAATATGTTTGTAATTGCAATAATCCACGCATTGTTAAATCAATGCTAAACGAATATGTTACAGTATATTCATGCAAATGTTGCGGTAATAGAGTTTGCGACTGTTTTGATTTAAATAATACTAATATTACAAATGATTGTTATAATCATTGTTATACAATTAAATTAGATAATGATGAACAGCCATTAAAAAATTTAAGTGATTCAGAATCGGAATTAAGCGAATGTTCGAATTCATCGCGAATAAATGAAAATGAAATTATTAATACTAATAAAACTCCTACTAAACCTAAAAAAGAACCTAAACCTAAAAAAGAACCAAAAACTTCTGTTAAAAAATCAAAATAAATATAAACATAATATAAATAATAAACAAAATGAAATACTTTATAAAGTGAATTTTTAATAATAAAACTCTTACACTTAACCCTCAATCATAAACAAATGTATGTAATTATTTTTTTAGGAGTGCAAGTTGCAATTGTAATTCTAATAATTTAATATCTTTATCCTTTAATTCAATATCTTTATTTTTTATTAAAATGTTATGCTTTTCGTTTTGAATTATAAAATATTTATCCTTTAATTCACTCTTGTGTTTTTCATTTATTAAAATAATATCATTTTTATGTTTTTCATTTATTAAAATAATATCATTCTTTAAGTTTTCGTTTTTTAATGCATTTGAATGACTGATGTTTTTAATTTGTAATTTATATTCATCAATTTGTTTATTAAATTCAGCAAAACGACCAATATATGATTGCTGAACCATTCCATACATTTTTTTTATTTGCGACAATCGTGAGTTATTAATAACAATTAATTCATTATATTTTTTATATGTTAATTTATCATGTATAAAAAAATCTTTAATTTGTGATTCGGCATCAGATAAATGTGTTAAATCAACAATTGCAAAACAACATATTTCAATATCAACATTAAATTCATTACCATACGTTTTTATGTGTTCTTCATTTCGTCTTGGAAAATCATCAGTTCGTCCATATTTTAAAACCAAATCATTTTCATCATATTGCACACCAGTGTTAGCTAATAATTTATTTGCATATCCAACTGTATATAAATACACACACGGAGTTTTACTAACATTTGACCCAAATACATCTTTAATTGATGATGGTGAAATACCAATTAATTTTGAAGCTACCCATAATTGAAATGATATTGCATTGCTTGAACGAGAACTAAAAACTACTTTTAAAAGTCCTTTGTATGTTAAAAATAATGATTGTTTAGGGGTTTTAATTGTTGTTGTGCAATTGTTTATTGAACGATTAAAACATTCATAATCTAATCCTCTTTCATATGATGTATGATTTTTAATAATTGTTTTAGATAAATTTTTCATTTCAAATACAACACTAATATCTTTTACTTTAAAAAAACATTTTAATACATTTTTTTCACCTCTTACTTCAATATCAAATGTTTTACCAGTATTATCTTTAAATTTTTCACTTTCATTTAATTCAACAATTATTGGTTGTTCAATACTTGTTTCTAATATAATATCATTTTCATCACACAATTCTTCATTTATATTATCAATTTGAGAGAAAACATTAGTTGTATTTAAATTTAATTTTGAAAAATGAATATGAACCCAATCACATAATAATAATAATTTTGCTTTTTTATATTCATCTGTTGATAATATTAATTTTTGTTTATTACTACTTACATATATATAATTATTAGAATCAATATTATGTTTATTAATAACTACTCTTGAACTTTTACTACATCCAAAAAAATATTTTGATTTAATATTTTTATCTAATGTTCTTAATGCATCTGCTTCATAATAATTAATATTGTTAAATGTAATTATATTCATATTGATTATATTTATTTTATTTTACTTTTGTTTTGTTATTGTTATTGTTATTGTTATATTATAACATGTTCTCTTTAAGTTAGTATTTTATTAGGTTAATATGCGCTATTAAAATAATACGTTCTATTAAAATTTTATATTATAATATATTATAATATATTATAATATAAATATATTTAATTATATAATATTATAATATAAATACATAATTCATCTAAAATGGGAATTCCAAGTTATTTTTCGTATATTGTAAAAAATCATTCATATATTCTTAAAAAAATATCATCAAATACAATGATAAATCATAATTTATATATGGATTGTAATTCTATTATATATGATGTAGTTAATGCAATTGATAAGTCTCAATGCATAAAAGATGCTGCAAATAATATTATTGATAATGTTATCAAAAAAATTGATGACCATATTTTTTTATTAAAACCATTAAATAATATTTTTATTGCATTTGATGGTGTTGCGCCAGTTGCAAAAATTCAACAACAACGAGAACGACGATATAAATCGCAATATCAATCAGAAACAAACAATCGTATAAACAACAATACCAATAATAACAACACATTTAATACAATTTCAATTACTCCTGGCACAGAATTTATGAAAACATTGAATAATAAAATTAAGTTATATTATAATAATGTGCATTGTTTAAATAAATATAATGTTTTAAAAATAATAGTATCAACAAGTGATGATGTTGGTGAAGGAGAACATAAAATTTTTGAATATATAAGAGAACATCCAACACAGCATAATGATAATATTAATACTATTGTATATGGTTTAGATGCCGATTTAATTATGTTATCAATAAATCATTTACCAATTAGTAAAAATATTTATTTATTCAGAGAAACCCCACAATTTATTAAATCAATAAATATTGATATTGAACCAAATGATAATTATTTATTAAATATACCATTATTGTCAAAAATGATAATATTAGAAATGGTGAATATTGACGAAAAAAATAAAATTAGTGATTTGCAATTGCAACAACAATATGAAAATAAATTACGTGATTATATTTTTTTATGTTTTTTTTTAGGAAATGATTTTTTACCACATTTTCCATCAATTAATATAAGAACTGGTGGAATATTTAAATTATTAAATGCATATAAATCTACTATTAAAAATACTGAATATTTAACAAATAATAATAAAATAAATTGGAAAAATGTAAAAAAAATAATTAAAATATTAGAAAAACAAGAAGAAAGTAATTTAAAAATTGAAATAAATAAACGAGACAAACAAAGTCGCTTTTTTTATCCAACTGACACACCAGAAAATATTTTGAAAAAATTAGATTCTCTTCCAATTATTGAAAGAGAAGTTGAAAAACGTATTAATTTAGATAATAATAATTGGCAAAAACAATATTACAAAGTATTATTTAATATTGAAATTAATGATGAACGAAAAAAACAAATATGCACTAATTATTTACAAGGATTAGAATGGAATATGAAATATTATACAACTGGTTGCGTTGATTGGAAATGGAAATATAATTATCATTATCCACCATTGTTATCTGATTTAATTCATCATGTTCCATATTTTAACACAGACCTTATTAATAATACTAATAATACAAATAGTATTAATGAAATTACGCAATTATGTATGGTAATGCCACCACAACATTTTAATTTAATACCAACTAATGTATTAAACGAATTAAAACTTAAATATCCTGAATTATATTCAAATTCAACTTATAATTATGAATTTATTTGGGCATTTTGCAGATATTTTTGGGAATCACACGTTCAAATGCCAGAAATAAATATTAATAAATTAGAAAATATTATTAATAATATTAAATAAATTAAATAATTATTGATTGCATATTTATTTGAAGATTAAGTTGCTCAATTATTTTTTTAGCAATATCCATTTCTAATATAACAACAGGAAGATTTTCCCATTCTGTATATAATATTGCTTTAGTTGTTGAACGGTCTAATAATAATAATTGTTCAAGTGCTCGCAATCGTCGGTCTAATGGAAATAATTTTGGCGATAATTTACGACTTATTTGTTTCCAACGCCATTCAAATTGTAATGCACTAGTCCAATCTGGAAATCCTGAAACATGACATGCACGTTCCCAAATATGTCCTTGTGAAACTTTTTTTCCAGTTGCAACTGCTCCTCCTTTTATTTCTTTATTATGTTTTCTTAATCTATTATTTAAATTAGTTGTTGCTCCAATATATGTTGAATTGTCAGAACATATTAATAAATATACATAACATGACATGATATATAATAATAAAATTAAAAAATGAAAATAATAAAAAATAAAAACACTTTTAAAATAAAATAAACATTATAAAAAATTATCAAATGTTAAAATTAAAAAAAGTAAATAATGTACATTAACATTGTTTATATTTATTATTTAAATTATTTTGAACATCTGGTAAATGTGTTTGAATACATCGTTCAAAAAAATTATTAATATCATTTATGTTTGTTCCAGAAATACTATCATCTGGAATATAATTTGGAGATGTATTATTACTATGTTTATAGCATAATAATACAGGAATTCCAGATACCATTTTTTTAGATTTTAATAGAGCATAAAAATCAAAACACTCATCTACATCAAGGTTGCAACATATTACATTTTCTGGCATTGTATTAAATAATTCTTTAATTGGTTGTTCAATTAATTTACACGGGTTACACCATGTTGCTCCCAATTTTATAATAATTAATCCAGGATTATTATTATTTAATTTATAAAAATCATGTCTTGTATTAAGTTCTGTAATTATATTTTTGTTTTTGTTAGTTTCCATTTTATTATAATTATATAAATAAAATAAAATATTTTTAAATAGTTATTTTGTCAGTTTAGTTAATTCATCCAATTCTTTTTTAATATTATTAATTTCATTTACAATTAATAGTTGCTCATATTTTATTGATTTTTTATTGATTTTACTTAATTCTTCAGTATTTTTTAAATCAATCATATACATATCTAATAGTTTAAGTGCATTTGTTTGGTCCTGTTTTTGTTTAATAATATAAGAATGATAATTTATATAGTCTGATTTAATTTCTTCTAAAAAATGATTTTGCTGTGATGTTTTATTTATTTTTTGCTGATTATTTAATAATAATTGTCTTTTTAAAATAATTTGTTCTTGTATATTTTTTAAATATTTATCCTTTTCATAAAGAGTTAATTTTTGATTATCCATATTACTTTATTATTATATAATTATACACTGTAATAATTTTAATATTTTTTTTAAATTAATAATATTAATAATAATATCATAATAAATAATAATATCAATTTAAAAATATCATTGTTATTATAATTAATGAGTTTATCTTTAGAACCATTATTAACTCCTGACATAAACAGGTTTGTTTTATTTCCAATTAAACATAATGACATTTGGAATATGTATAAAAAACAAGCAGAATGCTTTTGGAGAGCTGAAGAAATTGATTTATCAAGAGACTTAAAAGATTGGAATGAGTTATCATCAAATGAGCAACATTTTATATCAATGATATTAGCATTTTTTGCAGCAAGTGATGGGATTGTTGTGGAAAATATTGCTGCTCGCTTTTTAGAAGATGTTCAAAATGCTGAAGCACGATGTTTTTACGGATTTCAAATTGCAATGGAAAATATTCATAGTGAAACATATAGTTTATTAATTGAAACTTATATAAAAGATATTACTCAAAAGCACAAATTAGAAAATGCAATTGGAAATTTTAATTGTATTAAAAAAAAAGCAGATTGGGCACAAAAATGGATATTAGATAAAAACAGTTCATTTACTACACGGCTAATTGCATTTGCATGTGTTGAGGGTATTTTTTTTAGTGGAGCGTTTTGTAGCATATATTGGATTAAAAAACGAGGATTAATGCCCGGATTAACATTTTCAAATGAACTAATATCACGCGATGAAGCACTTCATTGCGAATTTGCAGTATTATTATACAGTAAATTAGTAAATAAATTACAACAATCAGAAATTCATCAAATTATTAGTGAAGCTGTTGAAATTGAAAATGAATTTATATGTGAAGCAATTCCATGCAAATTAATTGGTATGAATTCAGGATTAATGACTCAATATATAAAGTTTGTTGCAGATAGATTATGTGTTCAACTTGGTCAAGAACCAATTTACAAACTTAAAAACCCATTTGATTTTATGGAACTTATTAGTTTGGAAGGAAAAACAAACTTTTTTGAAAAACGAAATGACTCTTATGCGTTAGCAAATAAAACAATTGATGATAATACATTTGAACTAAATGCAAGCTTTTAAAATAATAATTAAAAATGAATTTAGTTTTGTAATAATAACAACACTTACTTGAACAAAATCAAAATAAAATAGATTGGGAATGGTTATCAACAAATCCAAATGCTATACACTTATTAAAACAAAATTTAAATAAAATAAATTGGCATTGGTTATCAACAAATCCAAATGCTATACACTTACTTGAACAAAATCCAGATAAAATAGATTGGGAATTATTATCATCAAATTTAAATGCTATTCACATATTAGAACAAAATCCTGATAAATTAGATTGGCAATGGTTATCAACAAATCCAAATGCTATTCACATATTAGAACAAAATCCAAATAAAATAAATTGGAATATGGTATCATCAAACCCAAATGCTTTATATTTATTAGAACAAAATCCAAATAAAATAAATTGGGATATGTTATTATTAAATCCATCAATATTTAAGTATGATTATTAAGTATAAAAAAATGTGTGTAATTTAAAAATAGTGATATTAATTGTTTTGTTTTATTAATATATTTTTTATTATATAATATATAATAATGAAACTTAAAAATCAAAAAATATGTCCTCCAGGAGTAATATGTATCGAAAATGTTACAATGATATTTATTATTATTTGTTTAATAATTATTGGATATTTATTATATGCTTCATTAATCAAACAAATTAAACAAATAAAATCACAAAAACCATCATCAACTTTAAACACAACAAATACTTTACCAATATTTAATTTACGTTCTTTTATTCCAAGTTGGCCTTACAATAATTTAAATTTTAATAATCAACAAGATGTGTTATTAAACCCATATGCGCCTCCATTAAGAGATGAACGTTATAATACAGGATTACGTATGAATAATATATCATCAACTCAACTACCTATTAATATATCAACAAATCCAAGAGCAGTTGATGCAAATTATAGACAGGTTGGTATTTTAACACCATTAAATGGTTCTTCAAATGATAGTATATTAGCATTAATGGGACGACCATTATATACAAATCGCGACAAATGGCAATATTACACAATAAGTAATCAACATAACAATGTTAAATTACCATTATCAATCAATGGAAAAAGTGGTTCTAATGAATATGGTGTTGATAAAATATATGGTGGAGAAACTATTTATGTTGAAGGACATAATAATGTTTATAAAATTACTATTTATGATAATGACACAATTCGATATTTGCCAATAAATTAATTGCGCAATTTATGAATAAATATTTAATATTATTATATTATAAATATTAAATGATTAGACAATTAAAAAATAACAAAAATATATTATCCCAATATCAAATAAATATTGATGATAATAATATTTATGGCAATTGTGATATTAAATGTTCATATGCATTTAATTATTTAAATACAAGTGTGTTTATTAAAAATAATGAAGACAATATTTTGCTAACATTTGATAAAACAAATACATCGCAAGTAACATATAATAATTATAACTATGATGTTAATAGTGCAACTATTATAACACCATCAATGCATAAATTTAATCAAAAATATGTAGATGGTGAAATTATTATTAAACATATATCAAATATTACCAACAAAATATTATATGTATGTATTCCCATTATAAAATCAAATAAAGTATCACAATCATCTTTATTAATAGGACAAATTATGTCATATATAAGTACAAATATTCCAACAAAAGGTAATATTTCTAATTTAAATATTTCGAATTTTACATTAAATTCAGTTGTTCCTGTTGCACAATTTTATAATTATTCAAATAATAATGAAGAGTATATTGTTTTTGGAGAGAATAATTCAATTTACATAAATGAAAATTTATTGAGTAATTTATCAAAAATTATAACACCTTTTATAAAAATACCACATCAACAAAATAAAATATTACCTAATATATTTTTAAATACAATAGGGTCTAAATTACAAAATATAAATAACATACAAAATAAAAATGTTAATTATATAAAATCAAATACAATAAATAATATGACATGTTCAAAAGAACCTAATAATAATACCTCCAATAATAATACTGATACTACACCATTTAAAATTATTGATATTATAAAATGGTTTAATTTAAATATAAATATTGACCCATCTATTAAATTTTTAATTCAAATTACAATCTGGTGTTTAATACTTATTTTACTTTTATATACAATTAATTTTGGATTTTATCGTTTGAATAAACCTTCAAAATTATAAATACTATTATTGGGTATCATAAGATACTGGTCTAAATCCATTTTTTAAATTCAAGTTCAGTATTATCATTTTTTGACATTATTGGTAGTGCTAATGGAACCACCAATGTTGTTGAATCTTGCAAATATTTTAAATGGCCTTGCGCAGCATTAAATACTTGATTAATTGAATATTTAAGCACAAGTTGATTTAGTATTTTAACTTGGTCTTTAACATTTGAAATATTTAATATATAATTATGTTTCTGTAAAAAAATACTTCTCATTATAATTTGCAATTCATCATAATCTTGTTCTTTAATAAGATATTGACTGTTTGATTTTTTAAATACTCCAGAACGTATTCCATTTTGTAATGTACTTGTATTTTTTTTTGAAAAAAATACATCTGATAACATAGTGTTTTCATTTACTTCAATTGGACTCCTAAAACTAACATCATATTTTGCAGGAATTTTATCTTTCATTTTAAATAATTCATTCATATTTATTGTTTTAAATGACTTACAATCTTGCGGATTACTCATATATATTACATTATTAGAAAAAATATATATATTATATACAAATGGCATCATTTCAAAAAATAACTATTATTGTTGCAAGCGTAATTTTAATAATTATTTTATTAAGCGTCACATATACCTTAAAATATTCAAAATCATCAATATTGCCTCTAGCAATACCAAAATGTCCAGATTACTGGAACAGTGATAAAAATAACAATAAAGAAGATATTTGTGTTAATACAAAAAATTTAGGAACAGAACCTTTTATTAAAACAATGAATTTTAATACACCATATTTTACAAGTAATTCTGGACAATGTAATAAATATAAATGGGCAAATTTAAATAATATTTCATGGAACGGACTCACATATGGTGCAAAAAATCCATGTATATAATTTATCGAATATGTTTGTTAGTTGGTGGTAGATTTTTATTGTAGTTATATATAAAATATAATTTTGTTTATATTGTTTTTATATAATTATTATTGTCAATTCCTTTTGGTAAATCGTAAATCAACATATATTGTTTCCTATATATTTAATACATAATTTTAGTCCATTCTGGTGGAAATAAATCGGCGGTTGTATTATGTTTTAATTTTGGACCAAACCAAATATGTGGATATAATACGCATTTTTCTTTATAATTATTTAAATATGCGCCCCACCAACTAAATGTGCTATTTGCAATAATATTATGTTTGCAACAACTCATTAATAATAGTTGTTCCCAATCTACTAATTTTTTATCAATTTTATTAAAAATAATTTTTGGAAATTCTCTTTGCAATTTAATAATAATATCTGATATTTCACTTAAATCTTCTTGTTCAAAAAAACATAAAATATCAAATGTATTATTATTATTATTATAATATTTTTCTTGAATATATTGAATTGATTTTTTATAATAATTTATTGGTAATACCGGATAACATTGCTGTTTATTTTTATAATCACCTAATCTAAAATGCAAACTAATTGTATTATTTAAATTATGTTCAAGAGAATTATATAAAGAATGAATTAATGTTTGTTTTTTTTGTTCAATATTAAGTAAAGCATAAATTACATTATAATTTTTCTCAAAATATTTATAACTTTGAAAATATCCATGTAATATTACATTATTAGTTTTAATAATATTAATATTATATGGTTTATAATTAAATCCATTTTCTTTAATTACAAGTGAATTTTGAGAAAGATGTGATTCATTTATTAAAAATTGAGATAATTTATTTAAAAAATTATTCCAATATGTAGGTCGTTTTATAGTTCTATTGGTACCAAGATAGTCACTTTTAATTAATTTAAATGAATTTGATGTATCTATTGAACACGATATTAATGTAAATATTTGAAATAGTTGATTTCCTAACCCACCCATTAATACACAAGTTAGCATTATAATATATATAATTGTTATTTTATATTATAATATAATTATTTTATTTAATTATTTATTTTTATTAATTTTATGTTTTTTATATGACATATGTGGATATATAAATCCTCCCCTTTTATTTTTTTTTGTGGTATTTTTATGACGACCGTGTGTTTTATATTTGTGTTTTGTTATATTTTTTTTTAATTTATTAACTTTATTTTTAATTTTATTATAGTTTTTAATTGTTTTTTTTTGAGTTTTACTTTTGTTTTTTTGAAGTTTTGTATATTTATATTTAATTATTTTTTTTTTAGTTAATTTTTTTTTACCACCTTTTATAAATGTTTTAAGTGTTATAGTATTTCCATGCACATAAAATAATTTTGTAATTTGTTGTACTTCAGGTATTGTTGTTGATTCAGTAATATTTGTTAATTTGTCAAATGCAATTTTGTATTTTTCATTTGGGTCATTTATTTTTGTATTTAATCTTTTAATAACATCATCATATAATAAATCAGTGTATATAATATTATCAGGTGAATTTGTTGTTGCTATTTTTATTTTAGTAATTTGTTTATCAAATAAATTATTAATTGGATTCATTGGAGTTGGGGTTGTTGAGTTATTTGAGTTATTTGGGCTATTTGGAGGGTTGGGTGACTCATTGTTTGATGTTAATACATTTATTTCATTTAATGTTGTAGAAATATCACTGAATAATTGATTAACTTCATCAACATTATCATTAGTTGGATTAAGTGAATCAACACTTGTTATAATATCTAAAATACTTTGTTGTGCAATTAAAATTGCCTTTTTATATTTTTCATTAAGTTCTTGTGTATTATTTAATTTTAATTGAATTTGTTCAATTGAACTATTTACACTATTTTTTTCTTCATTTAATGTTGTATGTTTTACACCACATTCATTAATTTGTTGTTTTAATTCATCAATTTCCTTTTCTTTCTCATTAATTATTTTTTTTTCATTATCCAAATTTTCAGCATATTGTGTATTTAGTTCATTTTTATCTTTTTCACATTGTTCTGATGTAATACACGAACTTTTATGTTCATTTAATTGTGATATTTCAGTTTCAAATACAGATATTTTAGATTCATATTCATGTTTTAATTTATTACATTCATTTAATTCATCTTGAATTTTAGTATATTGAGCATTTAAGTTATTTAATTGAACAGTACATCCTGATTCAACTGATATATTTTTTTTAATTTGTTTTTGTAATTCAATAATATTTTCACGCATTTTTTTTATATTATTTATTAATGGTTGTATTGTTTGTTTAATTGATTTTAATTTTGGTGCTACTGTATTTGTTAAAAATGATGTGTTATTAGTTATTTTTTTGTCTATTTCACTTTTAAGTAATTTAATTTTACTACTAAATTCTTCTAAAAATATATCATCTTTATTATTTACTGGTGTATTACTCATTATATATATATTTAATATTATATTATTAAATTATCAACAATCAATATTATTAATAGTAATATTAACATCATCAACATTTTCATCAATATTCATATCAAAATTATCATTAGTGTTTGTGTCAAAATTATCATTAATATTATTAGTAGTATCAATATTATCACAGGTATATTTATCAATATATTTATTTATTCTATTTATATCTAATTTACTTAATTCATATGTTTCATATAAATTATTTGTAATATTAATATTAGGGTTATTTTTTAAATTATTAAAAAATAATATCATATCGTTTTTATTCATTGATAATTGCTGACATAAATTATGTATAAAAACTAAATTATTAAATTCAGTTGAATATTTAGTTAATACTTTTGTAAATCTAACTTCAACCGGATTAAAATATTGTTTTTTTTTAAATGTTGTATGGTATAAATTATTATTTTTCATGGTTTTAATGAGCGAACTCATTTCATTAAATTGCCATATTTGTTTTTGAAATGTAATTCGATCAATATAATCTGCAAAACAAATATTATCTAATTGTTTTAAATAAAATGGAATTGATATGTTTTTATTCATTTTACACAATACATCAATAATATTTTCATGCCATAACAACCCAATAGTTGTTCGGTCAGTTTCGTTCATTATTGAATTATGATTATTTATTTTATAATGGTTATTAATTAATTTTTTAGTATTTTTTTTTGTATCATCATTAAATGATTTTAATTGAAATAATTCACTAATACTATTATTTTGAGAGAAAATATTTGGATTTTTTTGATAAATTAAATAAATCATATTAAGTTTTTTTAAATCATTTTGCGCATAATTTATTATTTTATTACTAATTGTAGTATTAATATTGGGTAGTAATTGATGTGTAATACACAATAGTTGTTCATTTGTTGGAGATTTAAAATCAATTATATGACAAACTTTCATTAATTCTTTTATTTTTTTATCAATATGATAATTTCCAATACATATTATAGGACATAAAGCAGTTTCTTCTAATTTTTGTTTTTTTGTCTTTTTTGGTCTTATTAATTTAATAAGCATATTAATCCCACCCTTATCCCCATTATTCATTCCATCAATTTCATCCATAATAATTGCTACTTTATGTGGCTTATTATTTAAAATACTTATTATATTGTTTGATGTGTATTTTGTAATTGTTTCAATAACTGTTTTATTTCTAATATCACCTGCATCATACATAATAATATTATATTCTAATGCGCGTAAAATATTTGTTACAAATTTAGTTTTTCCAGAACCTGAATTTCCATATATATAAATACCTTTTTTACATGCACAATTGTTTTTATTGTTTTCAAAATTATTTAATATTTGTGCAATTTCATTATATATATTTTCTCTATTTAATATTTTATTTAAATTTAATTCATTCATAATTATAATAAATTAATTAATTATACATTTTTATGTTTATATGTATATAATTTATAATTTATTTTATAAAAAAAATGAATAATTATACATTGATAATTAATAATTATATAATAACTATAATTATTAAAATAATGAACAAAACATATTGCACATATAATGAACAAGAAATAGACAATATATTAAAAACAAAATATATACAAGTTGGGGATTATATTAAAGTTGAACCAAATAATCAGCTTGGAATTAAAGTATATAAAGTTATAATACATAATAATATAAAAAGTGTTATTGAAATTGGAGATGGATATGGATTATATGAATAATATATATAACTAACTTTATAACTTAATATTTTGATAATAATGTTTTAACGTGCAAATGATTTCCTTTTGAATTAAATGCAGATTTTGAATGAATTCTATGATACACAAGTATTTCACTGCAATTATAAAATGTTTTTAAATTTTTTTTTAATCTTAACCATAATTCGTAATCTTCAATATTAATATTTTTCCAAAAACAATCTTGTTTTTTTAAAATTACACTTGAATTGCAAATTGGATTTTGTAATTTAAAATTATAATTTGTTATAATAAATATTGGAATATTTGGAACTGTTGTTTTATTTCCGAAATATTTACACATAGTTCCAATTACATCATATTTACCTAAAAATTGTGATTGTATTTGCAACTTATTTTTATTCCATATATCATCAACATCTAATAATGCAACATAATCATAATTGCAATATTTAATTAATTCATTTAATGTATCTGATTTATTTTTAATATGAAAAAAATCAAATACTTTAATTTTATTATTTTCATATTTTTTTGCAATTTGAAAAGTATTTGAATTTTCGGAATGTCCATTAATTCCAATTAATAACTCCCAATCTTCAAATGTTTGATTAATTACTGAATTTACTGAATCTTCAATAAATTCAATTCCATTAAATATTGGTATTAAAATACTTATCATTCTTTATACAATAATATATTATATAAAAATAATATTGTATTATTTTAACAATTGTTGAAACATAAACCAATTATGTTGATTTATTTTGTTTGTTGTTATTAATGTACTTAAATTAAAATGAGAATAATTTGATAAAATACAATCAACTAAAATAATTTGGTCATCTTTAATTAAATAATTATTTTCAAAATACCTTATAACTGTATCAATAAATGTATTTGCCCACCATTCGATTTTAGATTTATGTATCATAAAAAATCCTCCCGCAATAGAAACCTGATTTGTAGGAATTTGATTATTTGGCAATCCTTTTGCATTTTTGTTATTAATTAAATTAAATAATTGTTCCATTATTTTTTTATTATTATTTACACATGCATATACTATTTTGGATTTATTTAAATTATTTATTATAGAGTTATTAGGCCAATTATTAAAATTTTCTGAACCATCTCTAAAATACCCAATATCACACCATCCATAATATTCAGTATCAAAATATTTTTTTAACATTGTTTCATACACAAACCATACCTTTTCACACCATATCATATTAAGTTTCCAATCTGTTTTTGTGTTTAATAATATATTTTGTTTATGATTTTTTATCCAATAATCTTTGCAATTATATCCATATAATTGTTCTATTGGTTTTATTATTACTTTAATATTTTGAGAATTATTTATATTAATATAAATACTTGATTCTTGATTTGAAAAAATAACTAAATTAAATTTTGTTTGATTTTTATTTGCAATTTGAATTAAATTATTCATCCATTGAATATATAAACTAGAAGGATGCTTTGATTTAATAATATAAAAACAACTTACAAATGTAATATTTGACATTATATTAATTACAATTAATATATTTATATTTAAAAAATGAATTAAAATAACAAAAATGATTACTACACAAGATAAGAAACAAACAATTTTAACTATAGAAAATAATACAACACATGAAAATAATATTATTAAAGAGTTTCAAGATAAACACAGATTAACATCATTATATGAAAATAAAAATGAATATGGTACTATATATCAACTAGTTAGTAGTAATAGTGATATTCATATATGGTAAAATTATTTAATATTTAAATTATCCATAGCAATTAATGCATTGTTGCATGCGGCTTGTTCGGCTTTTTGTTTTATACGATGGCTACTTTTTCCCATACATAATAATATTTTTTGATGGTTAATAACATATTCATGAATTGATTGAAATGAATTAAATTGTTCAATATTAAATGACTCAATTGAATTAATAAAATTAACAGCATGAATTGGTTGTCCTAAGCATAAATATACTCCCATGTAATAACCACTTTCTTGGTTATATGTTTCAATTTCTAAATAATGTGGGGTTACTTTAAATTCTTTTTGTATTATTATTTGCAATTGTTTTTTATAATTATCATCTGTTTGTATTAGTTTTGTCCAATCAATATGTTGGTCTAAAATATTATCAACAAATACTTGAGCCATCTGAAACCCGGGTCCAGTTGAAAATAATAAATCAAACCATTTATGCTCATCATTAATAACAATTTTATTCATATCTAAAAATAATGCTCCTAAAAATGCTTCAAATAAACATCCTAACTTTTTTAGTTTTGTTCTTGTACCTTTTTCTTCTGCGTGTTTTGATAATATAAGCCATTTATGTAGTCCCATTTCATATGCAAATCTGCCGATTGTTTCATTTTTAACAATTTCTATTTTTTTTTCAGTTTTAAATCCTTCATTTTCTTTTGGAAATCTACGATAAATATGATATTTTACAATTAATTCTAATACACCATCCCCTAAAAACTCTAAATTTTCATTTGATTTACTTTTTAATGCTAAACAATCACTTGGTTGTTCAACTATTGTAATATTTTGTGCAATATTTTCAAAATTTGGACGTTTTGTATATGATTGATGAACAAATGACCTTTTATATAATTCCATATTATGAACTATTTTTGGAAGGCCATATTTTGAAAGAATACATTGAACATTGCTTAATGTAATCTCATTATTTAAATTATTATATGGATTAAACACCATATCTTTATCAATTTTAACAATATCTCCATCATTTTTAATTTCACAATAAACTTCATCTTCATTCATAATATTATAGTTGTTATGTTTTATATATAATATAGTTTTGTATTTATGTTATTTTAAATATTAAAAAATATTATTAATAAAAATGAAATAATATTAATAATTTATTTTATTTTTATTAAACGTGTTCAAATATCAAATATTATGTTAAAAATATTTATAAATAAATATAACTTAAATTGGGACGAATTATCAAGTAATCCAAATGCTATACAATTATTAAAACATCATCAATATAAAATATGCTGGTGGAAATTATCAACAAATCCAAATGCAATACATTTATTAGAACAAAACCCAAATAAAATAAATTGGCGGTTATTATCACTAAATCCAAATGCTATACAATTATTAGAACAAAATCCAGATAAAATACATTGGGATGAGTTATCAAAAAACCCAAATGCTATACAATTATTAGAACAAAATCCAAATAATATATATTGGAAATGGCTGTCATCAAATCCAAACGCCATGCACTTATTAGAACAAAATCAAGATAAAATTGATTGGTATAATTTATCAATCAACCCAAATGCAATTGATTTATTAACACAAAATCAAGATAAATTACATTGGGGATTATTATCTAAAAACCCAAATGCAATTGAATTATTAACACAAAATCAAAATAAAATATGGTGGTATTGGTTGTCATCAAATCCAAATGCATTACCCTTATTATTTAAAAATCAAGATAAAATATACTGGTGGATATTATCAAAAAACCCAAATGCAATTGAATTATTAAAACAAAATCTAGATAAAATTGATTGGTATAATTTATCAAAAAACCCAAATGCAATTGAATTATTAGAACAAAACCAAGATAAAATACATTGGCAATATTTATCAGCAAATCCAAATGCTTTACACTTATTATTACAAAATCCAAATAAAATAGATTTAGATTGGTTATCAAAAAACATATTAATACATAATTTTTAATATACAATTACAATAAAATATATAAAATAAATAAATTATTTTTTTGCAGAAGAGAATTTAATAGTTTCTTTAGTTTGTTCTTCACGATTATCTAATACAAAGTCAGTTAATAATACTGCAATATCTTTATCATTTGTTTGAGTATTATAATATTTTTGCAATAATATTAATAACGATTTACTATTTATTGGTTTTTTTGAAACATTTTTTTTATACACAATTGACCCACTTAAAATATCAAAACAATCAATCTCGTTTTTTTTCATTGTATCAATTAATTTATTAGTAATAATTTTTTTTCGGTCATTTTTTAGTTTAATTTCACGACGTAATTGAATAATTTCTACATTCATTTGTGTCCATTCTTGTAGATTATTAATAAGGTCTTCTTTTGTTTCCATGTGTATATATGTTTATAATATAAACATATAAAATTTTATATTGTTTTGTTTTATTAATTTTTATTTTATTTTATTTTTTAAATTTAAATTTAAATTTAAATATAATACATTAAATATACTAATTACTAATTAATATTTTACAATAAATGCATAAAGAACATTCTGATGTTGATTTATTAAATAATGATAATATTGATATTTGTATTCAAAAAAGCAATGATGAATACATTATTCAGCAAAATAAATTTCAAAATAATAAAATATATTATACATTAAGTGAAAAAATTTTATCAATTTTATTACATTTATTTGTAATGGCATTTTTTGAAATTTATTTTTATTTTAATTATATTATTATTATTGAAAAACAAATGTTTTTAGAAAAAATAAATACATATTTTAATAGATTATCAAATTATTATGCAAATAATATTCATAATACAGAGAAAATAATTTTGCGTAATATATTTAATTCTTATTATTCAATTGAACCATTATTAAAACACAATTATGAAATATCAAAAAAAAACCAAATACAGTTATATAATAAATTATATAATGAATCACTTTTTATGTTAAGTATAATATTTTGTTTTTTATTTGTAGCAACAATTAATTGTTTATTAATTAGAAAAAATATTAATTGGAAATTAATATTAATTGAAAATATTGTTATGTTTTCACTTTTATGTATATTTGAATATTTATTTTTTATTAATATAATAATGAATTATTCACCAATTACAGATAATGAAATATTTTATATTATATGTAATCATATATCAACTATAATTAATACATAATTATTACATTAAAACAAATTGTGATTTTTAGATAATACTTCCCAATTTATTTTATCTGGATATTGATCTAATAATTCAATTGCAAATTTAGTTGGATTTTCTGATAATGAATTCCAATTTATTTTATTTTGATTTTGTTCTAATAATTGTATAGCATTTGGATTTTTTGATAACTGACTCCAATCTATTTTATCTTGATTTTGTTCTAATAAGTGTATAGCATTTAAATTTGATGATAACATAACCCAATTTATTTTATCTTGGTTTTGTTCTAATAATTCAATTGCATTTGGATTTGTTGACAAATATTTCCAATTTATTTTATCTTGGTTTTGTTCTAATAATTCAATTGCATTAATATTTAATGATAGTTCCGACCAATGTATTTTATCTTGATTTTGTTCTAATAATTCAATTGCATTTGAATTTGTTGATAAATGTCTCCAATTTATTTTATCTTGATTTTGCTTCAATAATTCAATTGCTTCAATATTTAATGATAAATATGACCAATTTATTTTATCTTGATTTTGTTTTAATAATTCAATTGCACAAGTGTTTAATGATAATATTGTCCAATTTATTTTATCTTGGTTTTGTTCTATTAATTTTATAGCACCAGTATTATATGATAGTTGTGTCCAATCAATTTTATCTTGGTGGTGTTCTAATAAATGTATAGCATTTGAGTTTAATGATAACTGCATCCAATTTATTTTATTTATTGACATTATTATATAATTATAATAATAACATTTATATTATATTTTTGTTAATTACAAATTCTTTAATTACCTTTTTAATAATTTTATTTTCTGAATCATCCGTGCTTACACGGCCTACATCATTTGAACCACTTATTATTTGCTGATATATATCAGAAGTTATTGATGATGTTTCATTATAATCTGGATGTATTGACCTCCAATTTCGTATTCTTCCAATATTTTTATATGACACATGTTTAATCACATTGCGCATTTTATTATTATCTTCGGTTTCTTTCTCCCAAACTCCATTATCTTTTACATAAATTATTTCTCGTTTAACATCACTGCAATGAACTGGACGTTTTGTTATATCAAGTGCATTTAAATTATTCACAATAATATTAGTAATGCCATTTACATATCCAACTTTTCCAACTTTTTCTAAATCTGAGAGAGGGATTTGAATGGTTTTAATAAAATCACTAATATTCATAGCATCTTTACACGTTTCATTCAAGAAAAATTGTAAATTAAATGTTTTATTTTTAATAATTGTGTTATTTGTTATGTTTGAATTATTTATTGTGTTCATTATTTGAGAATTATTTTTAATAATATCCATCATCATTATTTTTATTTCATTATTCTCTCGTTTAATATTATTATTTTCATTTATAATGTAATTAATAAATTTTTCCTTATCATAATTTTCATTTAAATTGGAACATTTGTTAAAATCAGTCGTATTATCATAATGCTCTTTTTTTGCTCTTTTTGGAGCCAAAATACGCTTTTTGTGTTTCAGTGTCAATAAATGTCGGTCAAAATCGTATTTCTTATCACTTATGAACTTACAACTTTTGCACTCAAAAAGTTGCTCTTTTTTATCAGCGTTTTGGAGCAACAAAAACGCGTTTTGATGTTTGCGTGTCAAAATATGTCTGTCATAATTATCCTTTTTGAGCGTATTAACACCACAACATTTACATTCATAATTAATACGCTTTTTATACGCTTTTTTGCGTAAAATATCATTGTCCATATATGTTATCTAAAGATAATTTTAGATAAAAAACAAACTAAATTTTTTTATTATGCAGCGAAAGTGAAAAATATTTTTTTCGTGTTCGCTGCATAAATTTCAATCTGAAAAAAACCTTATGTTTTTCACACATGTATTTTTCAGTATCTTTAGGAATGTATGCTTTAGAAATTTTTAACTTTTCCTTTTCCAAATCTCTTTGATTTTATTGATTTTTTGAGAGATAATATAACTTTATAACTTAATAATTTAAATACTTTATATATTTTTTGTAAATTTACGAGTTTTAAAATTTGGTTTTGTATAATATATATTAATTTTATATGGTTGTTTTGCATTATACATAAAGTCATTTTTACACCAAACTTTTGATATTGGTTTGCACATATTGCAATTATTACACCAATAATATGTATATCCCCCACAATAACTTTCATAATTTTCAACATCATATTCTTTAACAATGCATTTGCATTTTTTACAAATAGTTTCAGTTGCATAGTATGGATGTTTTTTATATGATTTATTAAACCATATATCATCGCAATTTTTTGCATATTTTTCTAATGCATTATACACACAATATCTATCATATGAGTTATTTGTATTTATAAAATTTGGCTTATTTGCTTGTATGTTTGTGTAATAAAAAGATATTTGCGATTTAATGTTCATACATTAAAATACTTAATTGTTTTACACCCTTGGTAATTTAAAACGGAACAAAATATATAACAACAATGAAACATAAAACAGAAGATTATAAACTTAGTGCGGTTAAATATTATTTAGAAACACCAAATAGTATGGACGCTGTATGTGATATTTTTGGGTGTAGCAAGACATCGTTATACAGATGAGTAAGTTTTATAGTGGAATTAGTAAATATTCTATGGATAAAATTATTAGTATTGACGAAACTGCTATACGACCTGTTATGATGAACGAATATTCAAGATGTGAATTAGGTAAGCGATGTATATTCAAAACCGATGATACATTTATGTTTCGTAAATATACATTATTAGTAGCAATCAGCAATTCTAAATGTATTGGTTGGACTATGTTTGAAAAAGGTGCTATGAATAAGGAGCGATTGGTTGAGTTTATGAAGGAATATATTTTTAGAAAATACAAAGACCATCTAATAGTAATGGATAATGCTGGAGGACACAGAAACAATTATGTATGGAATGCTATTACCGAAAGTGGTAATCAATATTTACATTCGGTGCCTTATACCCCAATCACAAATCCCATAGAAGCGTTCTTTAACCAAGTCAAACATTACCTCAAACAGAATAAGAGCGTATTACGTTATAATGAATTGAATAAATCAGTAGAGAACGCAATCGCAAAAGTAAAACCTGAAAATTATAAAAACTATTTCAACTACGCATATGATAAGAAACAATTCAAACGACCAACAAAACAATCAACTCGTAGGAGAACGTTGAAGAATTATAAAAAGGTATAATACACATAAAAACAAAATCATAATATATTATAACTGAACGAATGCGAGAAAAATTAGAAACGAAATATCATACAGAACGTGAAGACATATGTAATAGATTAATTACCATTTTAGAATTAGATGAAAACCATTCTATTTTACTTAATGTGTTGGAAAATGATACTGATAAGCAAATAAAAATATTGGATATGAAAAATGAAATACAAAAGTATTTTGCTGTTAGTTGTTTAACACCTTTCAAACCAAACGCAACGTGTAAGCGCCCATATATAAATATTTTGCGTGGTATATTACGAAAACAAGGATACACATTTGAAGCATCGCCGATATTGATTGGATTTGAAAACGGAAAATCTATATCAACATCAAAGTATAGAATGTTTAGGAATAAGTAAGTTATTTGTTAATTAATAAATAACTTTCAAAGTATAGAATGTTTAGGAATAAGTAAGTTATTTGTTAATTAATAAATAACTTAAAAATAAAATATATAGTAAGTATATAATGGTGAAGAAGAAAAAGGAGGAAATCACCATCAAGAAACCCAAGGAGAAGGTTGTTAGAAATGACGTCTCACTTCGTAAGGAAGAAAACAAGAATACTGATTTCACCTGTATCAAGTCTTCGTGGAAATCCTTTTGTAAAAACAACCTTTTAGCAGACACGATTGTTGAGGATATTTTACCCAAGATAAATACCATCTGTTTCTTATCCTACAAGTTGATAAACTTCCATTTTACACGTCTTTTGGAAGAACACAAACCCTTGCCTGAAATAAAACAAAATCTATTTTATCAAGCGTGTTGTATGGTTTCGCAACTCAAATATACAAAGGATACTACGGATACAACCACCGAACTATATGAAAGTTTTTCACAGATGAGGGAGTTTATGACTGATGCTTTACCTGCTCGTGATTATTTATGTTTAGGATACATTACCAACCTGAATAAATTACAACTCACGATGGCAAATAATCATTTGAAACTGAACTTTTATAATCGGTTTCGTAAATATTTGAAATTACGAACTGGTGAAACTGATAATGCTGTTGTATATCGTTGGTTGAAAGATATTTATGAACCAAAATACGAAGGAAAGAACACGTTTATTTTGTATATGCGTGAATGGTTGAAATACACACCAACTGAAGCAAACATCGTAAAACATTCCAATCACTTTGTAAAGATTTACTATTCTATTTTGAAGGAGTTTGAAAAGTATCCTGATACAAAAGGAATACGAACCTTTACTTTATTACCACACAAGCACGGATTTACGCAATCACATATTACCATTTGTAATACTGGTTTAGAAAACACACTCAAATACATAGCAAAGAAACTAAAAGTAGAAAATAGTGATGTTGAAAGTGGTTTAGATGTGAAGAAGTTTTCTGAAAACAGCGAAGAATATTGGAGGGAACTTTTCAATATCAATCGGTATGAAACGAAAAACAAGAAGTTTGGATTTACAATTTTAACAGACGGAAAAAGTATTGTATTACAGATGAGAAAACCGAAACAACCTGATACACCTGTTCGTGAATACACAGAACAACAATACGATAATTTTATCGGTATTGACCCTGGTGTGAGAGCACTCATTACTTCTTATGATACAAATGATAAAATCATTCAAGTATCAACAAAGGAATATCGTCATAAAAGCAAAATGATTTATGCCTGTAAAAAACGTGTAGGGTGGTATAAAAGGTGGGAACATTATGAAGAATGGAAACTCATACCAACCATAAAAACCAGCAAAACAAGCGTAATGAAGGAATATTTCAAATACGTATTTCCACGAATGCGAACCTTTACGGAGTTTCATACAGAAAAAGGGTTTCGCAATTTGAACTTCACTTCCTATTGTAGAAGCAAAGCAACCTTAGCAAAAATATGCGAACGCATAGGAGGAGGTAAAAATGTGAAAACATTAGTAGGATTTGGTGATTATTCGCAACAACACGGTTTAGTAAAATCACATCCAACAACACCAATTTTACGATTGAAACGAGAACTTCGTAAGTATTGTAAGGTGATTGGAATAGATGAATACAACACCAGCAAAACGTGTTCTTCGTGTAGCAATCCTATTGAGTTATATAGAAACCGTATTCGTAGGAAAAAGAAGGGTGTTTTAGAACCCATAGCAAGAATGTCTAATATCCATAGTGTAATCCGTTGTAAAACCAACGAGTGTAAATTATGCTGTCTGGATAGGGACATCAACGCTTCAAAAAACATATTATGGTTGCTTCTCAATCAGTATAGAGGAGAAGAAAGACCAGTATGTTTCAAACCAGCAAAAATTGGCGTTATACCTCGCAAGAGTGATAAGCGACCAAAGGCGTGCGATTCGCCATTACAACCTTGTTGATTTATTTTTACGGATATTTTGTTCCGTTTTAAATTACCAAGGGTGTAAATTGTAATAAATTATAAATTATGAGTTATAATAAAATAATAAAAATAATATATTTGTATAAATTATTTTTATGATTAATAATTATGTTAATAAATTAATTGAAAACATTCCATTAAAAATAAATAAAAATGATAAACCATTAGAAATTGATTTAGTATTAGATGGTGGATTATTTAATGGAAGTTATTTAATTGGATCATTGTATTTTTTAAGAGAAATGGAAAAACAAAATTATATTAAAATTAAACGAATTTCTGGATGTAGTATAGGTTCTCTTATTGGATTATTATATTTAATTAATAAATTAGAATTATTTGAAGAATTATATAATTTATTTTTAAACAGCTTTAAAATATCACATGATTTTAATAAATTATTAATATTGCATAATTATTTATTGCCACATTTACCCTCAAACATAGATTTATTAGTAAATAATAAATTTTATGTTACATTTTATGATATGAAACATAATAAAAAAATAATAAAAAATAAATATACAAATTTAAATAATAATAATACAAATACTGGCGAAAATGTAATAAATTGTATAATTAAATCATGCTTTATTCCATTTTTAATTGATAATAATATGCTGTATAAATCTAGATATATTGATGGCATAAATCCTTATTTATTTAATAAAATTCCAAATCGAAAAATATTATTTTTAGACTTATTTGGAGTTGATAAAATATTTTGCACAATAAATGTTAAAAATGAAAATAATAATATTCATAGAATATTATGTGGATTATTAGATGTACATAATTTTTTTATTAAACAATCACAAACATCAATGTGTAGTTTTGTAGATGAATGGAATATATATAATAAACTACGTTATTCATTTAAAAAACAAATTGAATTATTATTCATGTATTTTATTAGAATATTAATACAAATAAAATTATATTTTAAGTTTTCGCATAATTTACATAATAATATATTTTATCAAATTTATATGGCAATAATAAAAGATATTTATATTATATTATTGCAAAAATATTGTATTTAACCTGAATCTGAATCAGTATCTGAATCTGCATATGGAGATACTGATTCTAATACTGTATATATTGAAAATGATACAACAGAATCTCCAAAATATGTTAAAGCACAATCACATTGTAATGAACACCAAGTTGGATTCGTGTCACCGGTTGGGTCTTGGCAAAAATTTATATATAATTCAAATGTAAATTGAATGTCGTCAATTGTATCACTTGAATAGTTATAAATATAAATATTTGTACTGTAATCACCAGTAGTTGAATCGTGAGTTAATGTCATAGGTAAAGGATACCCAAAATTTACTGGAATAGGCACGTCATATGCAGTAAATGTTATATCTATACTATTTACTGTTATATTTTCAGTAATATATGGAGTAGGAGAACCTTCAACAGATAAGTCAATTCCCGCTTCTAATGATGTTGTTAAATCCAATACTCCATTTGTATATAATGTTGTATCTGGCCATATTTAAAGTGAAGGTGTTGTCCAACAAGAACCTTCTGCAGTATAACCTTTAACCCATTTACATGACCAACCTTTACATGATTCATATGGAGGAACCCAATACCAATCGCATACTTTTACTCCATCTACACTATATCCCGACACATCAGTAGTTGAACAACTTGATAATGTATATGATTTTGAATATAATATAATTGAAGTGTCGTTATTATATGTAAATGTAGGTGTGCAATCAGTTGACATATTTATATCTAAATATTTTTATTTTTTAAATATATATATATATATATATATAAATATATTTTAATAGATAAATGCATTGTATTTAATTATACAGTAGTATTTAATTAATATTTCCGGCATTTCCACCAAACTGATTTATGTCTAAATATTTATTATAGTTATTTGTATTTATTGTGTTTATCATTGTACTAATTGAATTAGTACCGTATACGTTATATGTATTTTGAGTTGAATCTGTTATACGAATTGAACATGCCACATAATGTGCAACAAATGAAAATACATTATGTAGGGTATTATTAAATGTGGATTGTCTTTTAAGATTATAATTAATTGTGTGTGTAGTAGGCCATATAAATGATATTTGTAACGTAGTCGTATCATCATTTGACAACCAAAATTGTTCAATATTTTGTGCAAGAGCTTTTATGTTATCAACAACTTGTTGTGGCATTTAATATATAATATTATTTTAATTATTATCTAAATATTTACCTGTAATTGAATAATTAATGGTGTTTGAAGAATTTGTATATGTTATATCAAATGTTAGATTATATCCGGTTTCATATGGATTTGGGTCTGAATACTGAATGTTTATATTAGTATTTGAAGTACTAATTGTTGTTGGTTGAACCAATGTGCTAGAGTCAACAACTAGTAACGTATTGCTGTCTATTACTTTGCTTAATATAACAGTTGTATTTACAGGTAAAGTACTAATTGATAATACATATGTTTTATTATCAGATGTGTAAGTTAATTTTTCTATATTAGACATAGAAAACTGCTGTTGTAATACAGTTGATAAATTTTTTAAAAATGGATTTGATGAACTTAATGCATCTCGTTGTACTTGTTGTGTAAAATTATAAATTCGTGCGTCATTTCGTCCGTATGAGTACATATAATAATAACTAATATTATTTTAACAACTAATATTATTTTAAGAATGCTTTTTAATATTCCTAAATTTGCGTTGTAATTCGGGGGGTATATCAGATCCTTGGTTTTTAAGAGTTGAATATAATTTCATATCGGTTGATGCTAATAAAAGTTTATTTTGTATAAGTCCCATAATTCCGCCTTCTTTTGCTAAATTATGTTTTTTAATTAAATCATAGTTTATTTTAATATTAGTTGGTTTATTATTTTGTGATATGTTCTCTGGGATATCTAATATAATTCCATTATCTAATACAACTTTGTTATCGCTAATAATATTATTATTGGTATTACTGTCATTGTTGTTACTGTCATTGTTGTTATTAATTAATTGACTATTTTCAAACATGGAAATAATTTGATTTGTTTTGTCTAATTTTTTAATTATTTGTATGTTAGATTTGGTAAAATTTAAATCATTTTGGTAATAATTGTTATTCATACAATTATTTTGTAATTGTTCAATCGTATTAACTGCTTCAAATTTAAAATGTTTAAAATCGTCTTTAAATAAATCATTAACCGTGCTAATACAGTTGTCATTATAATATGATGTATAATTTTGTTTATTTGTTGTATTATTAAATTTTACATCTTCAAGAATTAGATGTCTATGTTTAATTTTGTCAATTCCTAAATCTAACAGAATATGACATAAATCTTCGTTTAATGTATGTGAATGTCCAATATAATATAAATCATTTTCATTATTTGAATTTAATATATTGTCATACTGCGTCATAAACGAATGAAAATATGCATAATTGTGAATAGTGTTTTTGGTTGTTAAAAATTCTTCAAAAGTAACATTATCAATTTGTTTAATATTTGTTAAAAATAACCACGAAGAAACAATTCTATCATATGGATTTTTTACAAATGTGAATTTTTTATATGTATTCCATTTATGTTCAGTCATGTCAGTTTTATCATTATGAATTGCCGATGTCATAAAGTACCGTAACAGTCCTTGTTTAGTTATGCTTAAAAATCCTTCAAGAGTTTTATTATTTTTTGGAATATTTGGTTTATCAATATTTTGTATAAATTTTTCGTGATTTTCATGTGTAAAAAAGAAAGTTTTAAATCCATAATATGTTTCTAATATTTTTTGTACATATAATCCTCCACATTTAGGATTATGTATAAATATTGCATTAAGTTCATGATTTATTGAACACATTTTAATATTATAAAATAAAATAAATTAAAAATAATTATGTATAAATAAATTAAAAATAATTATGTATAAATATATTAAAAAATTTATTATTTAAAATATAAATGAGAGAACTTTATACAAAAGATGATGAACCAATAATGACAGAACATCAACAATTAGAAATTGTATCATGGGTGAATAATAATTATATGTATTTTAAAACAACAAAACCAAAATCATATAGGCAAGAATTGGATGTATTTGATGATATTCCTAAATGTGTATGGGATATTAAAAATGATATAATACAAAAAGAAAATTTATATAATTATGAACAAGAACCAACATTGAAAGATTCAGTTGGATATATGATAAATGGTGGAGATTTACATTTACACACAGACCCAAACCCATGCGATAAATATTATAATTATGATATCAATAATTTTACAAATAAAATAATAAATGAAAACGATTTGGTGCATGTAAGATTTAATGTGTATGTTCAAATACCCCATAGTGGGGGATTACCTATATATAGAAATATACTATGTTCTCTTAAAGAGCGAACTTATATATGTTGTTTATCTGGAATAGATGCGCATTATACTAATAAGGTTGTAGGAGATAGAGAACGTATTGTAATATCTTTTGGGTTTTTAATACCCAAAAATCACATACCAAATATTCAATATAAGTATTAACCTAAATTATGAATATTGAAAAGTGGTGAAAAGAGTAATAAAAAAAAATGAAATGCTTTTTGTTGAATGGATGATGGCATTTACAATATAACAATTAAAAATTAAAATTAAAATTAAAATTAAAATTAAAATTAAAATTAAAATAAATTAAATTAAAATAAAAGTATGAGTATGCAATTGCGAAGTGATGTGCGTTTTAATAGTATTTCTAATAATCTTGTATGTTTAATAAATATAATAAATACATATAATGTTGGTGTGGTGGATAATATCAAAATAATGGTTGAAGTATTTAAGATGATAAATGAGCATATAGTGTTTATGATGAATTGTATGTACAATAAAAAAAAAGGACAAAATTTTGCGGTGGCAGTTATTTTAAAATGTGACAAATTATGTGCCCAATGTAATACATTAATACATAATTACGATGAGTTGATGGAATTGATGGCGATGATTAAGAAAAAGACAGTGAGTCATCTTAAGAAGATACTAAAAAAGAAGGAAACGTATTTGACCTCAAGTAATTTGGAACAAATCGCTTTATTAAAGTTGTAGTAGTGTTAGCAGTGGAAGTTATTGCCAAATGTGATCAATTATGTGAGATATTAAATCGTATGAATAATATGGATGAGTTAATGGAATTAATAATGATGGTTAAGAAAAAGGCAGTAAGTCATCTTAAGAAGATACTAAAAAAGAAGGAAACTTATTTGTCTCCAAGTAATTTGGAACAAATTGCTTTATTAAAGTTGTAGAGTTAGATAGTATTGTAGAGTAGGTTAATAGTAGTTAAAGTTTAATTAATTTGTTTGTTTTTTTAATATTTTTGTTTGTTTGTTTGTTTGTTTTTAATATAAGTTTAATAAAGTGAAAAGTGTTTTTTATGATGTGGAGGGGGGAAAAGAGTAATGAAAAATAAAAAAATGAAATACTTTTTATTGAATGGAATGAATGTATCTAAATTATTTTATAAATAATTATAAAATAATAAATAATAAAATAATAAAATGCTAACTAAAAACGAGCTTGCTGAATTACAGTCAATTAATCTTGACGATTGTATTTATCAAGAGAAAGAAGAGAGAAATGAGAAAGAAGAAAAAAAAGAAAAGAAAACTATTATAAAAAACATAATGGTATTATGTACTTATATTATGGTTACATGTATTGATATTAGCTTGATTGTAATAGCAGTTGTGTTGTGGTAGAGTATGTTGTGTGTAGTAGAGTATGTTGTGTTGTTGTTTAATTTAATGAATGAAATGTTTTTTTTGAATGAAAGTAAAAATAATGGAATTTATGAAAATTGTGGAGGGTGTGAAAGAGTATTGAAAAAAAAAAATTGAAATACTTTTTATTGAATGAAATGAATGTATTTACAATATAAAATAAGTTTAAATAAGTTTTAATAAAATGTTTGGTCGTGCTTTTGCAGTTAAATGTGTTGTATTAAAAGATTGTATTCAAATGGATATGAAAAATATGAGCGAAATGGTGCGTGCAATAGTGCATGATTGTGCAAAAGAGCATAATTTTGATGCGAATGATACGTATAATCGTTTGTATAACGATTTGTTTATTGATTTGAATGTTGATATGCAGACGAATGCAACTATGAATACTGATGCTGATGCTGCTGATGGAGATATAAATGTGGAAACTATGTTTAGTGACGTAAGTGACGTAATTAAAAGTGATGATGATGAAAGCAAAGATGTTGAATTATTTGAATTATTTGAAAAAAATATGATAATTGCACGTGAAAAAGCGCGCGAATGGCGTAAAAGATATGTTGCGAATGCTCTTAAATCTGTTGATAATGAGATTGATAAATTGTGTTTAGTTTCTGAAAATGTGGTTGATGATGAAGTGGTTGATGATGATGAAGTGGTGTTAGAAAAAGAACCATACAATATGTATGAATCCTGTATAAACGAAATGAAAACATTAAACAATAAAAAGGAAGCTGAATCTGCAAAAGAAATTAAAAAGATTGAAAAAGAGAAAAAAGAAGCTGCAAAGGAAATTAAAAAGATTGAAAAAGAGAAAAAAGAAGCTGCAAAGGAAATTAAAAAGATTGAAAAAGAGAAAAAAGAAGCTGTAAAAAAGGGTAAAAAGTTAGAAAAAAATAGAAACACTGCTGCAAAAGAAGCTGTAAAAGAAGTTAAAAAGTTAGAAAAAGAAAAAAAAGAAAGTATTGATAGTTAATAATGTTTTGTAGTATTTGTGTTGGTGTTGTGTTGGTGTTGTGTTGGTGTATTATTGTGTAATAATATTGTATTAGTATTGTGATAGGTGTAGTTGTTATATGTAGTTGTTTTGTTTAATTAATTTGTTTTTCTCTTGAATTATGATTTGTTTATGTATATCATATTATATGAATATGAATATTAAAAAGTGTAAAAAGTGTAAAAAGTGTAATAAAAATAAAAAAGTGAAATGCTTTTTGTTAAATGAATGATGGTATTTACAATATAATATAATAATTTAAAAATAAAGAGTATGAGTATGCAAAACGAAATTAAAAAGATTGAAAAGCAAAAGCAAAACGAAATTAAAAAGATTGAAAAGCAAAAGCAAAACGAAATTAAAAATATTGAAAAAGAGAAAAACGATGCTGCAAGAAAAGCTATAATTAAAGCTAAAAAGTTAAGCAAAAAGAAAAATTGTTGTGTTAATATGACAAGTCAAGAATATGTATGTTATAATGATATTGCAAGATTAGATAAATATAAACATGATTTATTTATTGGTGATGGTAATGGAGATACACGATGGAACAATACTGATGTATTAAGATATATTAAATGTAATACACCATTATATAGAAATTATGTTGATATATATTTTAGTAAAATTGTTTTGTAATGAAATAGTGTAGTTGTTATATGTAGTTGTTATATGTAGTTGTTTTGTTTAATTAATTAGTTTTTTCTCTTGAATGAATGATATATTAATGAAATTATTGAGAGAAAATAATATAAATATAAAAAAATAAAAAAATGAATTTAGTGTATGGGTATGGAATGATGGTATTTACAATATAAAATTTAAAATAAAAGTATGAGTATGCAATTGCGAAGTGATGTGCGTTTTAAGGTTATTACTAGTAATCTTTTATGTTTAATAGATAAAACATATAATATTAATAATAATGTGGCGAGTAATCTTAAAATAATGATTGAGGTATTTAAGATAATAAATGAGCATATAGTGGGTTTGATGAATCATTATTACAATAATAAGAAAAATCAAAGGTTTGCATTAGTAATTATTGCAAAATGTGACAAATTATATGAGAAGTTCAATAGTATGGATAAGAATAGTATCGATAAGAATGATATGGATGAGTTAATGGAATTGATGGTAATGGTTAAGAAAAAGATAGTGAGTCATCTTAAGAAGATATTAAAAAAGAAGAAAACGTATTTGTCTCCGAGTAATTTGGAACAAATCGCTTTATTAAAGTTGTAGAGTATGTTGTGGTAGTTAGTATAGTAGATTGTTTGTTTTGTTGTTTAATTAATGAAAGTTTTTTTTTCATTTGAGTGAAAAGAGAAATAAAAAAAGAAGCGAATAAAAAATCTGCAGAAATAAAAAAAGAAGCAGATATAAAAATTGAAAAATTAAAAAAGAAGCAACCATAAAAATTGAATGTAATAATATTGTGATAGGTGTAGTTGTTATATGTAGTTGTTTTGTTTAATTAATTTGTTGTTTTTTCTCTTGAATGAATTATATATTAATGAAATTATTAAGAGAAAATAATAAATAAATTGTGATTTATTCATGTATATTAAATAATTAATTATTAAAATATGCAAGTGTTATGTATATTTTTTTATAAATTTTGCAAATATTGAAAAAAAGTAATTAAATAAAAAAAAATGAAATACTTTTTATATTTATGAAATAATGCATCTACAATTATTACATAAATTCTTAAAATTAAAAATGTTTCGAACTTTTACAGTTGATGGTGGTGTTAATGGTACTCCTAACTTGTTGAAAAATTACATGCAAATTAATATGGCAAATGTCAGTGAATTGATACGCATGGTTGTTAATGATTGTGCTAAGGAGCACGATTTTGATGCAAATTATACATACAATAAGTTATACAACAATGAGTCAAATAAAACAAATGATTTTGAACATATTGAGAATTCTCAAAATGTTTGTACTAAACGAGGACGTCCTACAAAAGAACGTCGTGTAACTGAAACTGGAAGTCCTAATAATTTATTTGACGGATTAATGAATGATAATTTATATAATAATACTACTCATGTATTGGGCGAACTTGAAGAAGATACTATTGATGAAGAAGAAGATACTATTGATGAAGAAGAAGATACTATTGATGAAGAAGAAGATACTATTGATGAAGATAATAAAGAAGAAGGCAAAGTTATTGAAGAAACAAATAAAACAAAAGAAGTCGCAAAAGAAGCTATAAATGAAATTGAAAAGGAATCCAAAAAATTAGAAAAGGAAAAAAAGGAAGCCGATAAAGAAGCTAAAAAATTAGAAAAAGAAAAAAAGGAAGCAGATAAAGAAGCCAAAAAATTAGAAAAGGAAAAAAAGGAAGCGGATAAAGAATCCAAAAAATTAGAAAAAGAAAAAAAGGAAGCGGATAAAGAAGCCAAAAAATTAGAAAAGGAAAAAAAGGAAGCAGATAAAGAAGCCAAAAAATTAGAAAAAGAAAAAAAGAAAGCGGATAAAGAATCCAAAAAATTAGAAAAAGAAAAAAAGAAAGCGGATAAAGAATTACTTGAAATAGAACATAACAAGTGGGATGAGTGGTATGCGAACCAGCAAGCCAAAGAAGAAGAAGAATCTGTTAAAGTGTATCGTATATTTGAAAACGGTACTACTGTTTCAAAGGGGTATGAAGGTAATGAAAAAATCTATTACAAATCAAAAACAAATAATGATATATATTCAAAAGATGGTGAGAAAATTGGCGTATTTAATGGTACCACAGTGTGTTTAAAAAATATAGTATAAGGTGTTTATGTAGTAGTAGTAGTAGTATATAGTAAATAGTAAGGTAGTTATGTTATAAGTAATTTAATTTGTTATTATATTTTTCTTATTTTATATTTTTCTTATTTTATATTTTTCTTATTTTATATATATTTTTCTTATTTTATATATTTTTCTTATTACAAATAAAAAAATGAAATACTTTTTAAAACTTGTGTATTATATATAAATAAATAAGAAATATAAAGAAATATGAATAATCAAACAATTTCAATTACATTTGGTGATGCTGGTGAAAATCATGTAGGTATGGAAATGGTTGGTAAAATTGCAAGTCAAAATACAGGATTTACGTGTGATGAATTAAATGCATTATGTCAAGCATATAATGGCGAGTTTATTTCATTGAAACGCAATGCAGGAATTGCAATTTTTCGTAATTTTATATCACATGATGACCATAATACAATTATTGAAGAAATGACTTCGTTTGAATGGGATAATAAATATTGGGATACTCGTAGAAAACGCGTACTAAATAAACACGCACGCACTAATGTTTGCTTTTTAAATGGAATTGCAAATGAACCAAATTATGAAGAAAAACGTGGTAGAATAGTTGATATAAATACGCTTCCAACATTTAATCGTATTAAAAATACAATGGAATCGCAGTTTTCAAGTATAATTGGTAATGAAAAAATAAATAATCTTATTTGTGAAGGTAATAATTATTATAATAATAAAAAATGTGGAATTGGATTTCATGGAGATGCAGAAAGAAGACGCGTAATTGCTCTTCGAATTGGTGAGCCAATGGATATGGTATGGCAATGGTTTCAAAATTCAACTCCAATTGGAGGATGTGAAGAAGGAGAACGATTTGAATTTAAATTAAATGGTGGAGATTTATATATTATGTCAGAAATTGCAGTTGGAACAAATTGGAAAAGAAAACTTATTCCAACATTAAGGCATGCTGCAGGATGTGATAAATATACAAAATCGAAAATTGCAAGTACTACAAAATCGAAAAAAATAAAAATAATAATTGAAGAATATGATGAAGAATGTGATGAATGTGATGAATAAAAAAAGTAGTATAGTTAGAATTAGAATGTTGTTTTATGTTATAAGTAATTTAATTTGTTATTTATATTTTTTTTCTATTTTTTTATTATTAACAAAAATTCTCGACTGCAGGGTTCGAACCAGCGACCTACGGATTTACAGACCGACGCTCTACCAACTGAGCTAAATCAAGAGATAATATTTTATATTATTTTTTTATATATAAACACAATTTGTCACTCATTTATTGTTTTATTACTCATTTATTGGTTTGTCACTCATTTCTTAGTTTGTCACTCATTTCTGCATTATATGGTATTATACATTATACCATATAATACACCATATTATCGCAATTATACCATATATACAAATGGTTGCACCCTAATATACTTGCACCTTATATATATAAGCCACCAATAAAAAACATAAATTATAAATTATAAAACACACACGCAATACACAACACAATACACAACATAATATTTTATTTCTTATTTTTTTTGTTTTTTTTGTTTTTTTTCAATTATATGAATATAAGTAAAATGCTCTTCTGGAATATTATTAATTCCTTGTTTTTTTCCTTCGTTAATTACTTCTTCTTTGGTAAGATTATGTTTTTTCATTATAGAAGTATATGCAACAGGTTTTTTTCCAGATGGATCAGTAAATTCGTAAAGTGGTGTTGTAAGTCTATCTTGAATAGAACCATAAGTTGCTTTTCCACCATTAGTATTAACACTAATAAAACATTTATTGCAAAATATTGAATGTTTAACTTTTTTTCCAGCGCACTGTGTATAAAGACCACCATCAAATTTAAGACCATTACAAACTCTATTGTCAAATTGATGAGCAAATGGAATTGGAATTTTTTTTGGTTTATTTATTTTTTTATCGATTGGTTTAGGTTTAGATGTATCAATAATATCATCAACTATATCATTAAAATTAATAATATTAAGAGCTTCAATATAATCAAAATTATATTTTTGACTAAGTTGAATTACTGCATCTTTGAGAATGGATGTGTCTATGATTTGTTTTTGGCTTGACATATTTTGTTTTTTTAAATTATTACTGTTAGTTCATAATTCAAAAAGTATTTCATTTTTTTTTATTTAATTATGTTTTACATAATTTCAAGATTATATTTGGAAGTTTATTTCAATTAACTACACATTTTTATACAATCATTTATCCATTTGTTATTTATTTCTCATTTTATTACTCATTTCTTAGTTTGTCACTCATTTCTGCATTATATAGTATTATACATTATACCATATAATGCACCATATTATCGCAATTGCACCCTATATACAAACGTTGCACCCTATGCACCATATTACACCATATTACACCCTATTACACAAATAATAAAATTACGATTCTAACTTATCAAATTCAAATGCATTTTCATTTTCATTGCATTTTATTAAACTCATTACACTAACTAATGCAGTTTTTGTTTTATCATTTTCTTGTTTTAATTCATTGTTTTCTCTTTTTAATTCAATATTTTCTGCAATTAAAAAGTCAATTATTTCTTTATTAGAATAATTTTCATGAATTTGTTCATCATCATCATCATCATCGTCATCATTATTAATTTCATTACATGTATTTTGTTTTAATATTTTATCTTGTTCAATAACCATATTGCATATTTTTCCATGTTTATAATATGCAGATAATTGTTTATATTTTTTTCCACAAATGCATTGATATAAGTCTTTTTTTAATGAGTTATCATTTAATGAATTGGGAGATTGTTCCATAATTTTATTATTATTATTTATAATATTTATGTTTATATTTAAATTATAATAATTAATATTAAGATTAAGAGAAAAAATTACATATTGCACGATAAATAGTTTTTACTTTTTTTACTTTTCTCTTTTAATTGTAATAATTCTAATATAGTTGTGAGATTAATTTATATTTTGCATCGTGAATATTTTTTGTATATGCATCTAACGAATTTGTTTCTTTATATTTTTTAATTTCATCTTGCGTAATTGTAGTATCTTTAATAATATTTGATGTTAAATTATTGTGAAAGTTTTCCATTGAATATTTGAATACTTGAACATTTTGAGTTTGTCCTATACGATGACATCGTGCAATAGCTTGTTCTTCAACAAATGGATTCCAATGAGGACTTACAAAATATACTTCGCAATATTGTTGCAAATTTAATCCTTCACAACTTGCTTGAATTTGCAGTATTAATATATCATTTTCTTTATGTAATATTTCATTTCTCTGTTCTTGAGAAACTCTTCCATCATAAATATCAATATTAATTGTATTATCGTTTGTTGTTAATCTTTTATATATTTCATTAATTTCTTCACGAAATTGGCAAAATATTAATTTTTTACAGTTATTTAATTTTCTTTTTAAAATATCTTTAACAATATTATCTAATTTGCTTGTAAATTTAAGTCCTTCTAAGTAATTTGTAAGAGTATTATTTGGTGCAATACCTTTTGATTTTAAGTTTGATATTGTTTTTTTAACAAATGGTTCAATAAGTCGTGGCATAATACATAATTGTTTGCTTTTTAGTAATGCAACTAAATGTCCTCCTTTAATTTGTTTTATTTGGTTAATAATTGAGGGAAATTCAAATGTGCATTTGTCTTTTTTATGAATATTTTTAAATATTGAATGGAAATCTTTTGCGAGTTTGCGTTCATGTTTATTGCTCCATTTTACAGTAACTTGTGTAATAGTTAGGTCAGATATGGTAATTCCAACTTCTTTTTTAGTTCGTCTTAGTATAAAATTTGCAGATATTATTTTTATATTTTTTAAATTTGTGTATAACGGTTTAGGTATATTTAAAACATCACATAAATTATAATAATTGTTTATGTTATTTTGAATTGGAGTTCCTGATACAAGCCAACGAATATTACTTGACAATTGCTTAACTCCTTTAAACATTGCATTTTTGTTTCTTAAATGATGTGCTTCATCGCAAATAATTCGCGACCATTTAATTGGATGTAATAATGTTTTGGTTTTAGTATTATTCTTAGTAATGCGTATATATGTATATGTTGTTATAACAATTGTTGCATTTATAATTAATTGAGTTGATATAGATTTTTTGTTTGCGTGTGTTATAATTATAATTTTTTCTTTGTCAAGATTCATTGTTTTACAAATAATATTGTACCATTGTTCAACTAAATTAATTGGTAATATAATTAATGTTTGTTTAAGTGGATTGCAATACATTAACCCAGTCATCATTATTGTTTTTCCTAATCCCATTTCATCTACAATAAATCCTCCTTTTATGTTTTCAATAGAATTCTTACATAGTTCATTGTGAATACACCATTGCACTCCAGTTTTTTGATGACGATGATGTGATAGTTTTCCATGATTAATATAATCATTAAACCTGTGTGTCATATTATTTAATTGATTATAACAACATGAATGGTCACAATTTGATTTTTGAATTTGACGAGGTTGTCTCATAATAATTTTTTTTGTAAAATGTATAAATTGATTTTGTATATAATATTAATAAAATACAAAAAGTATTTCATTTTTTTATTATATATTAAATATTAAAACCAACTATTATATTTATAAAAAAAATGAATATTATTAAATATAATAATTATTTACTACAAAATTTAATAATGACGAACAACTTATTTTAACAGATAAAATTTGGTGTTCAAAGAATTTATCATTGTCAATTTCACACATTATTGATTTTAAAAATAATCATCCAAATAAAAATATAATATTAGTGCATTATAATCATAATGAAATAGAAACATTTCCAAGTATAGATGAATATATATATATACATTTTCAGGCAAAATGACATTTGTAGCATCGGCAACATATTTACTTAATCAATATAATGTAAACGGTAATTATAATGGACCAAACATAAATGGTGCAATTGGATTACCATTATTAAATTGTACAAATCATTCACAATAAATAATGTAACATTGTAACATAAAATTAACTCAAATTGCGATTTTTTGATATAAACAAATTATTAAATGTTCATATCAACAACTATATTTTGATATTAAAAATAAATATATAAAAATAAATATATAAAAATAAATATATAATTTTAATAAAATGAGCACTCTAGTTTCAGCATTTGTAAGCAATGTGAATGGAAGGTATATAGACACACTAACGCGATATTATAATTTTGGTAAACTCTTGTTGAAATCTACTTCCCCAAAAATAATTTTTGTAGATGAACCGATGTTTGATTTAATTGGAGATGAATATGATAAATCAAATACGGTTATAATAAAAATAAGTTCAACAGACATCTATTTATATGATTATAACTCACATTTAACAAACTTTGTTGTAAATTCAACAAACCACTCAAAAGACACGAAAGAATTTATGTTTACTATATGTAATAAAACAGAATGGATAAAAGAAGCGATTTTATTAAATTATTTTGGAACAACCGATTTTATATGGGTTGACTTTGGTATACGCCACGTGTTTAAATGTTCAGACGAAGAATTTATAGAAAAACTAAACAATTTAAAATATAAAACATGTAATGGTGTTAGAATAGGTTCCATCTGGAACTTAGATATGATACATAATATAGATATTTATAAGGATATTATGTGGTATTTTGCCGGGGGAGTCTTTGGTGGAAACGCCAATTCTCTACTGCATTTTTCAGAATTAATGAAGGAGAAATGTGTTGATATTATAACAAAAAGTAATACTATAATGTGGGAAGTAAACATTTGGTATTTAATTTATATTGAAACCAAAGATATATTTGATATATATAATTGTAATCATGATAATAGCATTATTGATAATTACTAGTTATATTTTACAATTGAATCTATATATTTTTTATCGTAAACCCCAATTCGCGTAGTTCGGTCCCAAGTGCTATAATTAATAAGAACTCGTTTGTCTTCGACAATAATACTTAAACAGTATTCAATTGATTCGCCTTCAAATTTAAAAGGGGCTGAATAACGCAACAAACTCATATTACGGTCAAACACAACAATTACATGATAATAGTGACGAGGTTGCTCGTATGATACAATATGTGTAACAAACCAGATTTCATCTTCGGTCATTTGAATATTAATATTTCCTTGTGTATTCTCTCTAGTTGGTTTAGAATATTTGAAACCACACGTGGAACCTCTTATTCTGCTGAAAATAAGTGGCATAGTTTTAGTTTCAATCAAAGATAAAGTGTTGTCGCTAATTTTACAAAGTTTTAAAGAGATTTAAACAAAAATACAATTATTGAAACTAAATCAATTCATAATTTTACTTCTTGTATAGATACTTTTGGAGATTATTAAAATAAAATAAATTAATAAAATAAAATGATTAAATTTTTATTTTTGAAAAATCAATTCGTCCAAAATCATGCATAAATGCATCATTAATTTTTTTAAACTGGTTATTCATAGATTTAATTTCATCATCGATATTAAATCCATAACATCGTTTAACTGTAATGTCCCATCCAGATAATTGTGATATACCTCCAATAATAATGCCTAATGTATATTTATATATAATTGATAGTGGATATTTTATGAATGATGGAATTAAGAATTTATAAATTGCATTAAACATATTTATGATTTCTGTAATAACATATGGAAAAATACATCCTGGTAATGTGATAATTTTATTGCCGATTAACATGAGTATATTAAAAATTTGCACAAACATTTCTCCAATTCCTTTAAATAATACAAGAATCGGATTTATAATTCCATCGTATAATATGTCACCAATTTGTGTAAATACTGATTTAAATTTAGTTGTGATAACATCAAGTGTTTGTTTTTGTATTTTATTTCCCATATCAACAAGTTTTTTATCAATTTTATTATTAATATCGTTAATTTCTTTTGGAATTGTGTTTGCTACATCACCTATTTTTTTTACACTGGATGTTATTTTATTAAGATCACTGACCCCAAATCCATCTATTACATGTATTTTTTTTGATATTTTATACAATATTAAATAAGTGCTTAATAGTCCTAATATTGTTAATAACCCAATATTATATTTTTTTTTATTATTTTTATTGATAAATTGTTTAAGTGTATTCATATATAAAATCTGTATATTATTATAATAAATATATACTTTAAAATTTAACATTACTAATTGAATGTGTAAGTTTTGAAATATCGGTAGTTAAATGTCCTAATGCATTAAATACGTCGGTAAGTGCTTTTGCTATTTTTAATTCTTCTGCAATTTTATCTGCAATTTGTTTAGCTTTTTCGGCGGCTTGTTTAGCTTTTGCAGCTGCATCATTTGCAATTTTTTTAAAATTTGGCATTTTTGGACGTTTAAATTTAAATCCTTCAATATTTTTATGATTTAATTGAAGTTGATAAATAAATATGATTGAAAATAAAAATAAAACAATAAATATTTTACTATTATTATTAATATTATATGTATATTTTATTGGCATATTGTATTTAATATAAATATATATTAAATTAAATATATTAAATTAAATATATTAAAATACAAACAAAATAATAAAGTAACAAAATAATAAAGTAACAAAATAATAAAGTAACAAAATAATAAAGTAACAAAACAAGTAACAAAAACAAAATATTATTCTGCATCTAATATAATATAAATTAAACTATGTCAAACCACCAAAAACCCCCAATTTTATCTGCAAGTTGTTTAGCTGTTTCAGCTGTTTGTTTATCTTTTTTGGCTGTTTGTTTAGCTTTTTTGGCTGCATCATTTGCAAATTTGGCATTTTTGAACGTTTAAATTATTGATAAATTTAAAGAATGGGAATATTAAAAAAAATGAATTAATTCTGCACTAAAATACTATTGTTAATATAAAAAATATAAATTAAACAACTTATTATGTCAAACCAACAAAAAAATCCAATTTTATGCATTCCAAGAGTATTTTCAAATATTACTGAAAAAAAAATCCATTCTGTATTTAACCAAATAAATATTGGGTCAGTTAATAAAATTGATATTGTTCCAATTGCAAGTAATACATATTCAGTTAATAATTCAAATAAATTTAATAGAGTATTTATTCATTTCAATAGTTGGAATACAACAGATACTGCTATTTCAGCAATGAATAAATTAAATAATGGTGGTAATATTAAAATAATTTATGATGAACCGTGGTTTTGGAAAATAACATTATATCATAAATATGTGCATGCAGTATCAGTAAATAATAGTAATAGTAATACATATAAACAACTAAAAATTGATTTAAATAAAATAACAACTTAATATTCATTAATGGATAATAATGAATATCAAATAATTACTCAAAAATCCGCATTAACACCTCTTAATCAAATAACAATAAAACTAAATAAACATGTAAATAGTCTTTTTTTATTAAATTCTATTAAAAAAATAAATATATTAAAACAATGTTACATTGATGGTAATAATATATCATTTTATGCAAATAAAATTCAAACATTTACAGATTGGATTCAGTATAAACATGTATTAGAGTGTGATTTAATTTTTAATATAATATTAAGTTTAACAATGCAACTAAAAAGTTTAATTAATGATAAGGTATGTTTTTATAAATATGATATTAATAATATGTTTGTTATTGATAATACTACATTTATATATGTGTCATTATCGGATTTATTAAATATTAATAATGAACAAACCATAATAATTTCAACCCCTTTTTTAAAAAATAATGTAAATTTACTCTCTCCAGAATTATTATTAATAAATAATATTCCATCAAATATTCATTATAAATCAATATATTGGAGTTTAGGTATGTTAATTATTCATTGTATATGTAATATGCATAATAATAATAATAATAATAATAATTTATTAAATTTATCTACAATAAATACAATAAAAACACAACAAGAAATACATAAAATATTAAATCAAGAATTATATTTTATAAAAGAAACAAAACTATTTTATTTTTTAGAGAGATGTATGGCAATAAACGCAAATGAACGAAAAATAGTATATTTATAAAAAGTATCATTTTTTCTTCTTATGGTATCTTATATGTCAATTGTTACGTTAAAACGAAAAACGGATGTAAAATATAAAAATAAAATATCTGGGAAAGGTCCTGGCGGAAAATGGATAACTCAAGGACCGCACGGATATACCACATTTGGGTCATCTGGGTTTTCATTAAATGGGTCACATAGAAATACTGGCCGTATTGGTAAAACGTATGAAATGTCTAAATCTGGAACACCTTACAGAGGAATTACCCCTATTGGAAATGGTGGAACACTTGGACAGTATTATTCATCAAATAATATATTAAATAATACAGATTCTAAAATAATTATTAATGGTTCTCAAAGAGAATATATTAAGCCAAGTGGATTATCAATGTCAGAAATGATTAACAATAAATTTAAATGGATTAAATCTGGAACATATCCAAATTATTGGGTTCAACCAGTGTATAATAATTATCAATCAGATTCAAAAAGTCAAGGAGTGTATTTACATAATAAAAAAATACGCAGTATGAACATAACAGACGTAAATAATAAGGAAAAATATGTTAATAATATCAAAATATGTGGTTCAACAAATTGTAATTTAACAACAACTAGACATTCTTTTAATTCAATGTTTAGTGGTGGATTATATACAAAAACAATTAATCAACCACTTACTTCTGGAGAACGCACATTGCGTATTCAATACCCATGCGCGTTTCAAACACAAGAACAAAAACCATTTCCACCACCAGTTCAAACTGGAACTGGTATTTTAACTGGTGGTATTAAAGTAGGGAATAACGGAGCACATTGCAATATTGGTCCAATTAAATTAACGCCATAATATATAATATTTATTATTATAAATGTCAAAAACATTTCAATATACAATTTTAACAGCAGATTATAATTCATTGGATGAACCTATTATAAATTTAGATGGTAGTTTTACAACATTAAATAAAACTACTGCAATTGATCAATTAAATACAATTGTAAGTTATGAATATGTATTTGTTGATAATGGGACAACTAATGATGGCTTATATTTATATAATGCAATAACTACAAGCACAAATATGATAATTAATACATTTGATGATATACCTCTTTCACGCACTGGTTCAAATTTTAGGGAATATGATGGTGAATTTCCAACATTATCAACAGACATTCCTGTATTTTTAAGTGGAGGAAGCATGAACTCAATGTTTCAAAATGCAACCAACTTTAATCAAGACATTAATAGTTGGGATGTTTCATCTGTAACTATTTTATATCTTGTATTTTATCAAAGTGCGTTTAATCAAGATTTAAATAGTTGGGATGTTTCATCAGTTACAAGTATGCAGTCAATGTTTCAAAATGCAACCAACTTTAATCAAGACATTAATAGTTGGGATGTTTCATCAGTTACAAATATGAATTACGCATTTCAAAATGCATATTCATTTAATGGAAATATAAGTAATTGGGATGTTTCATCTGTGGGAAATATGAATAGTTTATTGGGTAATACAAATTTCAATCAAGATATTAGTAGCTGGAATGTTTCAGCAGTAACCGACATGCATGCATTATTTAAAAACACTCCTTTTAATCAAAATATTAGTAATTGGGATGTTTCGTTAGTTGCTGATATGAGTGTTATGTTTTCAGATGCAACCGCATTTAATCAAAATTTAAGTGTATGGAATTTAAATTCAATTACTACAATGGATCAAATGTTGAATAATAGTGGAGTATCTGTTGCTAATTATAGTGATACATTAATTGGTTGGAATAATAATGTTAATACACCAAATTCAATAATTTTAGGTGCATCAAATTTAATATATAATAGTTTGGGCGAAATAGCAAAAGATAATCTTACAAATGTTAAAACCTGGACCATAACTGATAGTGGATTAGCATGTATGCATGAAACAATTGATGTTCTTTGTTTAATAAATAATGAACAAGAATATATTAATATAAAAAATATTAAAAAGGGAGACAATGTTGTAACATATAAAGATGGTATTGTTAAAGTTAAATCAATACATAAATGTCAAACATTTAATTCTAAAAAAAAAAAAGCAAGTAATTTTTTTATTTTACCCAAAGACAAATGTAGTATATTAACACATGATTTAATTATAACTGGGGGGCATTCAATAATTGTTGATACATTAACAAAAAATGAGTTAAACTTTATGGAAAATATTTATAAAAATAATTATTACAAATTGCATGATAAATATAAATTATTGCCAATAATACATAAAGATTTTATTTGCAAAAATGACGAGTCTGTTGAAGATGTGTATATGTTATTATTAGAAAATACAGATTCACAATATTCTTATGGAGTATATGCAAATGGAGGATATTTAATTGAAACATGTGGAGAACAGAGTTTTATAAATTTTAATTATTCAATATAATTATAAATTCGCATTAAAAATTAGTATTAATTAAATCATTTAATAATTAAAATAAAATATTAAATGATTGTATTTATGTATTCATCAGTTTTTAGTTATTTTTGGAAGCATTTAATACATTCCAATATTTTTGCAGATTCTTCAAATGCAAATGATCCTCTTTTTTGTGCTATATTTAAAAATCCAATTAGTACATTTAACGAAACATTTTCATCAGTGATTTTAATATCTGTTAATTTTTGTTGAGGAGTGGGAGATTCAGAGTCTTTCATTTGTTTATTAATTTCTTGTTCAGTTACAGACGTTTCTTCAATTGTATTCATTAAATAATAATGATTTGTTATATTTAAATTGTTTTTTATTATAAATATAAATAAAATAAATTATATTTATAAAAAATAAAATAAATATTTAAAATAAATATTTAAAAAAAATGAATAAAATAATATGCAAAATATAATTTGCAATAAAATCAATAAAATATATAAAATAAATAAATTTAAATAATGTCCAATAATTCTATTAATGAGTGTCCTATTTGTATGGAAAATATAAATGCAACAAATTCTGTAATAACCGAATGTGGGCATAAATTTCACGCAAGTTGTTTAATTACAAATTCTTCATGTAACGGATTTGCATGCCCATGTTGTAGATTTGAATTAGGAAAAAAAATTGAACCAACTCTTGAAGATGGAGAGATTGATGATGACTATGAAGATGATGATGATGATTTTGCCGAGTATGATGAAAATAATTTATTAAGAGGATTTAGATTATTCTTTAATACAATTAATAATACAGAACAATTAAATGAAGATATTGAAGAAGAATCTGACTACAATACATATATGAATAATGAATCTGTTGCAATGGTTGAATCACAACATCATCATAATAATAAATATCCCACAATTGAAAAAATAAAAACGCAATTTGAACAATTAAATATTACAATGGAAGACTTAATTCGTTCTCATTTGTCAGAACATGATGAATATGATATTTATTACAACTTAAATAATGGAACATATAATAAAGTTCATAATTTAATTGATTTAATTATAAAAAAACATGATTCTGAAAATAATAATGATAATCCTGAAAATAATGATAATCCTGAAAATAATGAATAATAATAATAACAATTATAACAATAGTAATTTCTATTGTGCATCAGTCAGTAGTTGCAATGATAATTTTGAAAATGTATAAAAAAAATATTATAATAAAATTAATAATACAACAATTGTTGTATTATTTTTTTATTATAATATATTCATTATAAGAATAAGGATTTAATTTATTATATTTATATTCGTTTATATAATTATTTTCATACATACACATACTGCACACACCACATTTACATTCTTCTTCATATAAATTATCAATATCATTTAAAATTTATATTATTATATTATAAAAAAATGATTTATATTTTATAATATAATAATAATAATAATAAAGTATATTAAATAATAATAAATATGAGTTGTCCAATTTGTCTTAAAAAATTTTCACAAAATGACCCTACATTGGAATCAAATATAACAATTACACAATGTAATCATAAATTTCACTCAGATTGTTTATTAATTCACACATCTATTAATGATTATAAATGTCCATGTTGTAGAAATGAATTAATTAAATCTAATTTAGTACGACAAAATACTCAACAACAAAATAATCAGATTAATGAAGATTTTAGTTCAGATGATATTTATCCATCGTGCGAATATGTAATACAATCTTTAAAAAATAATAATAATATTACAATTGAATCATTAATTAAATCTGTATTAATTCTTGAATATAGTAGTTCAAATAATAATTATACTCCCCCATATTTCCATTCATGTGTTCATAAATATAGTGAAATAATAAAAGAAATAGAAGGTGTTTTATATAATTTTAGAGAAATTAATAATAATATTAATAATAGCATTAATGATACTTTATAATTATATTATAAAAATACATTACATCATACTACAACACAATACAAAAATCTTATTTATATAAGATTATTATTTTAATAAATAATGTATGCTCTGATAGCTCAGTTGGTAGAGCACTTGACTGTTAATCAAGTGGTCACAGGTTCGAGTCCTGTTTAGAGCGATTAATTTTTTATTTATTTTATGTTGTTTTATATGATAAATAAAAATATAAAACAATATAAAAACTTTGTAAATTAAATATATAATGAGTGATAATAGTAATATACCTAGTGAAATTATATCAGTATCTACATGCATTAATAAATTTATGTATTTAAAAATATTTATTGAAACAACTAATGATAATGAATTAAAAAATATATATATTAATGCAGCGAAAATACACAATGAAAAAATAATGACGCACGATAATAATAAAAAAATGTATATTGATGCAGGATTTGATTTATTTTCTCCAGAAATTAATTATAATGCAAATCAAATACCAATTAAGGTTGATTTAGGTATTTGTTGTTCTGCACAAATATATGACGGTACGCAAATAGATAAACAATTAACAAATACTGGTTATTACATGTATCCTAGATCATCATTGTCAAAAACTGCATTAAGATTAGCAAATTCAGTTGGTATAATTGATTCTGGATATAGAGGAAACTTAATTGGAATGTTTGATTCTGCGACACCATATATTAATTCACATTTTACATATCCAATACATAATCGTCATTTACAAATTTGTGCTCCGGGATTAATACCTATTGTTGTTGAAATTGTTGAAACAAAAGAATGTTTGGGAGAAAAAACATTACGAGGAGATGGCGGATTTGGTTCAACTGGAAAATAATAACTTACCTTAATGCTGTAAAAAAATTATTTATTTATATTTTGGAAGTTGTTTGGAAGTTGTATTATTATATATAATATTATTATGCATTTTCAATTGTTTCATTTTCTTTAGTAATTGCATCTTCAATTGTTTCTAATGTTGCATAAAATTGTTTAACAATAACATTTATTTTGATTTTTGATGCATCAAATGATGTTAAATACAATCCATTTAAACTTTTAACACGAGATAATGCTACATATGTTTGCCCATAGTCAAATATACTTGACCCAGCATCTATTTCAGCAGTATCTAATGTTGAACCTTGTGATTTATGAATAGTTAAAGCCCATGCTAATATAAGCGGAATTTGTGATACACCAACTCCTGGTATTTTTTCACTTTCCCAAACATTTCGCGCCATTATCATTTCAATTCCATTATTATATTTTACAATTGGATATCCAGTTGTTTCGCAAAATCCTGTAATAATTCCTTGACTTCCATTGCATAGTTGAATCATATCATCTATGCTAAAATTTATAATGCACATTACTTGAGCTCCTATTTTTAATTTAATATTTTTATCACATCGTAAATTTCCCATTAAATATAACTGTTCAGTTTCAATATCTTGAAGTGTAAATAATGAACGTGTTTGAGTATCAGATTTTGAAGTTATTGGTAAATCATTTTTGCATTCCATATTAAATTCATAAATATTTTCTTGTATTAATGACATTTGTTGATTATTAATATTTTCCACTTTATTTTTTGTTGGAAGCAATTTAACTGGAGTTGTAACTAAATCTGCCGATTTTTCTCTATTTACATGAGTTAATAATAATTCATTATTTCGTTTTTTAATAATTCCCTGTCGTAATTGTGTTAATATTGTTGCATAAACTTCATCTGTTTGTCTAAATATTTTTGTTAAATTAAGTTGATTTAGAGATTTAAATGTATTATTCCATTCATTACTTTCAAAACAAAATTGTTGAGTTTCAATATCATCTTTATCACCAACTGGAGGAAGTTGATAAAAATCTCCTGAAAATATTACTTGTATTCCTCCAAATGGCTTATTATTGCGTCTTATTATTTTTCCTATTTCATCTAATTTATTAAATAATTTTAAAGATAACATACTTATTTCATCAATAATTAAAATATTTGTATATTTCCAATTTGCAAATGTAAGTGGTCGTTTTCTAATATTTGAAATTAATGCATTCACTGGTTTATTTCCTAACCCAATACCAGCCCATGAATGTAATGTTCGAGCACTACATTCAAGTAATATTGCAGCACAACCAGTTAATGCAGTTACAAATATTTCTTTATTATTATGTTTAGCATCACGATAAATGTGTTTTATAAGAGCTGATTTTCCAACACCTCCTGGACCGGTAATAAATATATTATCTCCTTGTTTATATTTGTTGAATACGTATAATTGTTCTGTTGATAACTTAAAAGTGCCATTGTCAATAGTTGAATTTGCACAAACATTTTTTGTATTTGTTTTTGTATTTGTATTCATTAATTATTATTTTTTGTTTGAGATTGTTATAATATATTTGTTTCATTTTTTTTATTTACACATTAAATTTTACATTTTGTTTTTGTTCTTGTAAGATTACAAGTTTGACATAACATTTGTAATGATGCGTTTTCATAATGATACTTAATCCATTCATTTTTAAAATTATCATCAATCTCTAAAAAGCATCTTCTATGTGTATTATCATCAGTTTCACCAAATATATTTGGTATTTCAATATTTTTACTTTTCATAATATTTATAAAATTTAATACTATTTCATTAAAATGTATAATATGATCTACATGTAATTTATTAGTATTAGGACATAATATGCACCTGGTATTACTGCTTTTTCTAAATTGAAATATTTGTTCGTCAATACTACTTCGCATATATTACTTTTTTCACAAACAATTCAAACTCACCTTGTGTTTTATATGTTTTACCCAAAAATATTACTGGTTTTCGTGGCATTTTTATTATTGATAATAAACAATTTTTATGTTTAATATAATTCAATTTTATATTAAACATAAAATGACTTAATTTAATGGTGTAAAGAGAAAAAAAAACAAAAAAACAAATTAATTAACACAAAACATACTACTACTTACTACTTACTACTTACTTTAATTCGTCATTCTTACTAAGTAAGTTGATATACTTATTCTTTTTCTTCTTTATTTGCATTCAATTTCAATAAAATTGCCTTATACATTTCAATATCTTGATACATTGACTGATAACACTGTGCGTATTGTTGTTGTGTGGAATTTAATGAAGTTCTAAGATATAAATTTTCATATTCAATGGATTCAATATATGTCGAATCTGTTGTTTCAAATGTAACATCATCGTCTTCTCTTAGTATTTCATTAATTAGGCAAGTGGCTTCAGCATCATCCACCGAATTTTTAATAAATGTTTTAGCCGAGTTTAATTCGTCTTCATATATTGCATTATCAATCATAGTTTGTTCTTCATCGGTTAAATCATTATTTGACAATGCAATTGTTTGAAAATCCAATCCTTTTGCAATTTCCATAAATGTTGGTTTATCACGTGATAATACTGGAATACTTATTGGAGTTGTTGGAGGAGTTGTTGGATTATCAATAACAACACGAATTTTGCGTTTATATGGTGTATTTTCTTTTTTTTCTTTTAATGTATTTTTAAATATGGTCCAATACCAATTATTGCTATATGTAACTTTGCTTTTAACTTTCGGGTCAAGAATCTCTTGCTGAAACAACTGATTACTTTCAGTATTATACCAATGTTCAAAATATACATACACTGAATTGTATGGATATGGTTGATTTTCTTCATTTTTATACACCATATCAATTTTTGAGATTTTTCCAAATTTACTGAATATTTCGGAAATTAGCTCTTTGTTAATGCTAGTATAAACATGAGGGACGTACAGACTGATATTATCAATTGACATTCTTAAAGTTTGTTTGCGTTGCGAAGTTTGCTTTTGCGTTTATTGGATTGTAGTTGTTTAATTCTAATATATTAAAAAAGTATTTCATTTTTTTATTTTAATTATAAATTTATATATTTTGTAAAATTTATAATTTATATATTTTATTATTATTTTTCTCTCAAATTTATTAATTACCATAAATTTGAGAGAAAAATAATAATATGTATTGGTATTTATATAATAATAAAAACATTACAATGCATAAGCTCGTGTAGCTCAATTGGTTAGAGCGTCAGTCTTATGAGCTGAAGGTTTGCGGTTCAAGTCCGCACTCGAGCATCCTTTTTTTTATTAAAATTTATATATATATATATATATATAATGATTATAAGTCATAAATTGTTTCCATTGTTAAGCAAAAACTAAAGTCCATATTATTTAAATCAATAATTCTACCATAATCATCAAGTAATTGTATATTTAATTTACCAATATTAACAGGTCCATAATATTCTCTTATAAAATCAACAAAATATGAATTATTATATATTGCAGTTGTACTAAATGCATTTTGACAAATTGATACTCGTGCTAAAATACTTTTATTTAAAATTGAATCATTAAACGCTGCAAAAAAACTATTATTAAAATTATTATTAAAATCGTCAATTACTAAATATGCATATTTTATATTTTGCAAATCAATAATTCCTTCAGATAAATATCCAATTCCATCAGTATATTCACAATTTCTAAAACCCATCATCCACCCAAGTTTAAGTTGTAATGGAGTTGTTGTTTGTTGTCCATTATTTATTATTGAATTAAAATCTAAAAAAATATTTGTAATTTCTTCTGTTGGAGTTGCAATTGTATTAACACTCATTCGTCCAGTTCCATCAGTTCCTACAGCATCTGCAAGAAAAAACACATTTTGAAATAACCCGCCTTTAAAAAGTAATAATGAATTAATTTTATTAATTAAATAATTAATTGAATAATTTCCTGAGGGTAATTCAACAATACATTCTTCACTTCCTGAAGTTATTCCAGTTACAATTATTTTAAAATAATTATTGTCATATGTATTTGATATATTATAAAATGTTGTTGGAAATTCAATTGTTGATAATTTTATATTAATTACATCATTTATTGTTATTGGTAATACCGTATTAAAATTTGTTGATATTGAATTGTAATAATTTTCTCTAAATTTAGTATTAATATTAAGATTTTTTTGTACAGTTCGTTTTTTAATTGGATTTATTACTCCTGGAAAATGTTCAGTTGGATATGTATTAATATATGGAGTAGATGGTTTTTGTTGAATAATATGTGATGATGACTGTTCAATATTTGTATTTGGTAAATTTGTATTTGTATAATATTCATTTTTTAAAATATTTGTTGCATTTATAATAAAATCAATTGTATTTGTTTTTAATTCAACTGATAATGTTTTATTGTTTGAAATATTTTGTTTCAACATAGTTTCTTTGTTATTTAACATATTTAAATCATATATATTTGGCAGTTCAAATATACTTTTTAATTCATCCAAATTATATTTTGCAATATTTAAATTAAAACTCATTATTAATATACAATAATATATATATATTTATATTAATTATATTATAAATAGAATAGTAAAAAATATATTAATAATGTATAATATAAATAATAATGTCATTTAATACTAATTTATTTAAAAAATCTTGTTCTGCAAATACTGGTTTTGGAATAAATGGATATACAACAGCTACTGGTATAATTCCTTTATCTTACAATCAAATGGGTCCAACTGGAGCTGATGGTGCTACGGGTCCTGATGGAGTTGATGGAATAGCAACAAATACTGGTGCAACTGGACCTCCTGGAGTTCATGGTTCTGATGGTTCTGATGGTTCTGACGGTACTGGTTCAACTGGTGCAACTGGACCTACTGGTTCTGACGGTGCTGGTTCAACTGGTGCAACTGGACCTACTGGTTCTGACGGTACTGGTTCAACTGGTGCAACTGGACCTACTGGTTCT